ATGTCTGGACTGATCAATCCACATGCGGCCCCGGAAGAAGCAGCCTATGCGCTGCTGATTGAGCTCGTTCGCGCCCAGCGCGTGCCGCAATATGAAGGCGAAATTTCCGGCCTGCTGGCGATGTACGACGAAGCCGTTAAACACTTTAAAGAGAAAGAGACCGAGCGTTAGGCGTGGACATCGTGGTGCGAGAAAAGCGTGACGCCTGCGGAAGCCGCGCAGGCGTTGGCTGGATAGCGGCTTGGGTCATCAGCTGCCGCGGTAGGTAGAGTATCCGTACTGACTGAGCAGCAGCGGGATATGCAGTTTTTGATTTTGCTTTGTGACATTAAAAATAACCGGAATCACCGGGAAGAACGTATTCATATTTTGGCTTTTAAAATAGTCACCGGTTTTAAACGTCACTTTATACACCCCCGGCTCCATATTCTCCGCCTGCGGATAGAGCGATTTAATCCGCCCATCGGCATCCGTTTTACCGGTGGCGATATGCTGCCAGCTCTCCCCCTGCTGTTTATCCAGCTCAATCTGCACCCCCGGTGAAGGGAGCCCGGTTTGCTGATTAAGAATGTGTACGCTGAGCGTCCCCTCTGGCGCCGCCAGCGCGCTGAAGCTGAGCAGAGAAATTACGGAGGCGATAACTAATTTCATAATCGTGACCTTATTGGGCAAGTGAAAGTGCCCTAACTATAGTCAGCGCGGCGGGGAAAAAAATTAAACTTTTTGTTATCAGTTTGAGTTGATGGGTACTGTCTCCACACACAACACGCTGAACCGGTTTCCTCGTAAGAAGAGGAAGTGTCTTATGAGTAGGTAGCCCCGTGCTCTTAGTAACAGGATACGGTGACACTAAGTCTATCAGGCAGGGGAAATAGATTTGCTGGGTTCAAATATCACAAGGTAAAAAGATATACGCCGTGGCCTCTGCCGCCTCTACCAGAACAGTGCTTACTGCAAATGGGCTGCAGTATTCGAAATAATCATTTAATATTATTTAAACTACTATTCCAGTGTAAGTAATCACCTGGTTCAGATATTGATCGTTATCATTGATTCTCTTGTCGCCACGCCTTAACCATCTCCTTTGTTACCTCTTTCTTGTAGCAAATAGGTGAGTACCCACCAGCTTTGCTCCAGGCACTGCGGCCACCGCACGAGCTGCCGTTCCGGGCGGTATTGAAGGGACAGGCACAAGTACCGGGGTAGGATGCGACAGAGTCATCAATAATCCTTTGACTGACCTGATCATCGCTTAAGGAATTCGATTTGGCGATGGAAATATCTGATGCAAAGACGCACACAACAGCGAATACGGAGATGGCGACGAATTTGATGTTCATTCGGATCTTTCCAGGTAGTGGATGAACATCGAGGGTATGCTTTCAAATAGTGTTCAATATTGATCTATAACAACTGTACTTCACGCCAGCTTAAAATGCGATATTTAACCCAGTCAGACAGAACCTAAAGCTATAATGACTATTAGCCTGTTACCGGCAACATATTTTCACATTCCTGCAGAGCGCTTATTCTGCACTCAGCTATAACCAGCATTAACCATTCTGTTCGATATTACAGAGCAGTAATGCTGTACTCTGACTGGCCATCGTCCGACAGATACTACAAGACATTAGAATCATCGAAATGGTCCGTCGATATGCTCACCTGGCACCTAACCATTTAACTGAGCACGCACGTCAAATTGACTCAATTTTTGCAAATTTTTGCAGAAGATGTCCCAAATATGTCCCACAAGGAAAAATCAGCGACTGGAGGAAGTTGATAAGTGATTGATTATTAAATGGCACGCCCTACAGGATTCGAACCTGTGACCTACGGCTTAGAAGAAAGTAGAGCGTTAAATAACACACTGTAATCACACATGTTTTCCGCGTTCGCATCCGGTTTTGTGTCGTTTCGTGTCGTTTGAATACATCCCTGTCTTTTTAGTGCATTCCTGTCACGCCACAACTACGACACACCCGTCACGCGACTTCTTCCAGGATCAGGATTCCATTTGCGCCATCTCCTGAGATGCCAAAATCTGCGAGCAGCTATCCAGATCGCAAAATCCCCGGTTTACCTCATCACCGGAAGGACGCATCATTAGCGCGCTAGTTAATCATGTAATTTTCGGTGCGCACCACTCTTTCATGGTTAAACCGCCAGGCTATCGCTTCGCACATCACAAATGACATGCGTCACAACGCCGGCGACAGTAACATCGTCCAGAGCCTCGCCCTCGATCGCTTCGCCGTCTTCCGTTATCAAAGATTTCCCCATGATCTTCGCTATCTGATTATGTCCTTCATAGCAGACCATCACCTGGCATCCCTGCTTAGGTTTCAGAGAGACATCAACCACGGCATATCCACCACTGGTTTCAAACAACAATGTGTTAGGACCAACATTGCAGATCGAGTTTACGGACAGTCGCTGCTCGACGTAGTCCGTCGCGGGTGATGGAAAGCCCATTACAGAACCCTCCCCATATTGGCCAGCATCCACAGGCGGTTTTCGCTATGGTCGATGGTTTTGTCGACAAAGTAAGTCTGCTCTCTCGATATCCAGTTGTTAGCCTCCTTCTCTGAGAAATGGATACCCCTCCGCTGTAGTTCGGAGATGAAAGAATCCGTGTAAAGGTATTGATAACCTTTAGGATTTATAGAAATGGAGGCTCTAAAAGCCTCCGCAATGATATTGCGCCTGATCATATCCACACCCAACAATGTCGCGGTAGGGATACCCGTTACCGGATACCCCCCGCACAGATCCCGGCGTGCGCGATTTACGCACCGGGCTCCTGCCTCGGGTGTCTGGCGGTGAACCGCTCCACAGGCCATGGATGTAGAACCCGAACCCTTGGTAGCCATGCGGCTGCCAGTTTGTTTGCTTTCGTCCAGGTCGTATCATCCTTCTGGCTCCTGCGCCTGAGCGCCCGGCGCCAGAGGTTTGTTACGTGTGTCCTGAACTTCTGCATGGTGGGGAAGTTGCCCGGTACCGAGTGATAGTTCAGGTATCCCTGAACCACTCTCCTGAGCCATTTTCCCTGTTCGGGGATTGAGTAATGCCAGCGCCTTCGCAGACCGTCTTTGATGGCTTTCAGAGTTGCCGTCATCCGATCCCGGCGGGTCTTTCGTATCAGCATGAACCTGCCGTTGCGATCTTTCCCGCTGATGTGCGTGAACCCGAGGAAGTTGAACGTTTCTGGTTTGCCTTTTCCCCTGATGGCACGGTTTTCGGCAGCGAAGCGGCCGAACTCCATCAGACGGGTTTTCTCCGGGTGAACCGTGAGTCCGAACTCCCTCAGTCTGCGCTGCATGGCTATACGGAAGCGCCGGGCATCGTATCGTTTGTCGAACCCGATGACGATGTCATCGGCGTATCTGACCATTACCACATTGCCTGTGGCATAGCGACGTCGCCACTGATGCGCCCACAGATCGAAGACGTAGTGGAGGTATATGTTTGCCAACAGCGGTGAGATGACCGCACCCTGTGGGGTGCCTTCCTCCGTTGCTCGCCATTGACCCTCTTCCGACGTCCCGGCTGTGAGCCACTTACGTATGAGCCTGATTACCCTCCGGTCGCCGATCCGATGCTCTGTGAACCTGATCAGCCATTCGTGGCTCACCCTGTCGAAGAACTGACTGATGTCGGCATCCAGTACCCAGTTTACGTTAGTGCGTACCAGCCCTGTGGCCAGTGCGTCCAGTGCATCGTGCTGGCTTCGCCCGGGTCTGAACCCGTATGAGAACCCCATAAAGTCGTTTTCATAGACTGCGTTCAGGATTTTCACCAGCGCATACTGGACGATCTTGTCCTCCAGCGAGGCGATGCCGAGCGGGCGTTGTTTTCCATCCGCTTTTGGGATGTAGTGACGCCTGCCGGGCTGCGCCCTGTAGCTGCCCTGATGTAGCCTCCGGTGCAGATCTGTTATGTTGTTCTTCATGTTTCCGGCGTAGTCCATCCACCTGATGCCATCCACTCCGGCGGCCGCTTTCCTGCTCAGGGAGAGGAATACGGCTTCCAGTGCTTCGACTGTCAGCAGGTGGAACAATGCTGTAAACCGTTCTTTCTTCCGCTGCTTCGCAGCTTCCCGCACGCGTGACAGCCTCTGTGACATGCTTTCCCGGCTCTGTGTCCGGCGCATGTGTGGCTGTTCCGCGTTCCCCTTGGCCCCGCTCCTTCGCTCCACTGACTCCGCTCCTTTCGGGTTGTTCGCCTGCTTCGCCGCTACTATGAGCGAGTCCGACTTCTCCTCTCCGTACATCACCGGCTATGACTCCTCGTCTTCCCGGTGCGGGCCATCTCCGACACTGGCAGATGGTCAGAGGGGAGATCTCCCGGTTCCCGCGTAGAGATCGTATTGACATGCCAGGGTCTCAGACCCCGCCGGGTCCATGTGGCACTCGCAGTATCGCACCCTATGATGTTGCCTTCCGTTAACAGTACAACGTCGGCACCCGGTAATTTAATATAGATTTCGTGGCTCAATGGCTGGCCTGTCAACACCCCTGTCAACGCTTCGCCCCATACCTCGCGGTATGCAACGCATGACTCGGGGACCTTGTGGATTGCTGGTCCTTCAATGGTCGGGGACTTTCACCCCTTGATCTCTACCGGTCTCCCGGCGCACACTGTTTTTATATACAGTAGTTGTACTTTAAAGGCAGATCAATAGCTGCTACGGAAATGCCGAAGGATTTGTTGGGATCGTGTCGCCATAGTACTTCCCGCCTGAACTGAATCGCCTGTTAAAGATATCCTGTTCAGACGCCGTGGCCTCTGCCATTGTCATACCTGCTGCAGTGAGATCAATAAAATGCCATCTGTAAAGGACGTATGACCGACACAAATTGTTCAGTAGCGTACCGAAACCGCTAGGTGCCCCCCAAACCATGTGGTCGTAGTAGGCAGTTGCGGCAGCCATATCTGTGCCTGTTTTTGCTGACGCTTGAGATTTAAGAGCAGGGTTGCCCGTCAGCCCTCCATCCAGACTGGCAATCAGCAGCTTGTTATTAGATGGAGCTGAGTTATGCGACATCAACACTTCTACAGGGTTCTGGCTCGTCGATGACGGCTTATCTCGAGTAATACGATGATGCACAAATACTGCGAACTGATGATCATTCTGATGTGCTACAACGTACGGCAAGATGCCAGGGCAGCGGAACCGGGCCAGGTGGCCAGATACCTGATTGACCTGAGAGACTATGCCATGAATACCAAGCTTTGGTGTTCTCTCAAACTTAACTTCAGTGCTACCAAGTGTATTTGAATACTTAAAATCAAGATCAGCCTGCGATACGCCAGTTAAAGTGGCGGCTGGAATCGCGGCTAAATTTGGCGTTGTCGATATATCAGTACCTGTCGCTGATAAATTAAAATTTTCATCCACTTCATAAGCATCCAGCAGACCAAGAGAGCCATCAGTTAACCCAGGGTACGGATAAAAAATAGGCATTCTTGGATCTGTAAAATTAGCTCCATATAAAGGATTGGCGCGACCCATATTTTATTCCTCAAAAGAAAAAGTTATTGTTAAGCATTCCGGCAAGACCTTCGCTGGATGATATTGTGGAAAAACCTGCCCCTCCATTAGCAAGCGCAAGACCACCAGAGTTACTAAGGTGTGTCCGGTCTATTGATTTTTCAGACCATACACCGCCATTATTGTAAATAATATTTCCAACGGTTCCACCGCCTATCCTGATGTAGTAATCCATAGAACTACCACTAGTTGGTAATACTGTGTCACTCCATGTGCCTTTGTATACCAGGTCGTTTGTTGTGAACCCTGTAAATGATCCGCCATTGAAAAATGACCATGGTAAAACGCCATAAGTAACAGCAACTTGTTTTTCGGTCATGCCCGGGAAAGTAGGATCAATTGCGTCAGTAGCAGCAGAAAGCATATTTTGATATACGTTAAAGAAACGCCCTGGAAATATTCTTCTGTACCATTCTCCAAGTTCGTAAAGAACACCTGTTTTGGAGTACTGGTCCTCATGCTGCTGCACAACAATTCGTGAACCGTTCCATGTCTCTGTCCTTTGTCCCATAATTGTCAGGAATATATATCTGGCATCCCTGGCCCCAACCAATGCAGCCATTTCAATAGAATCCTGCCTGATTTGTGCAGCATTTAAATCAGTTGTCGGCTGGTTATTTTGTCCGTGCCAAAAGCAGATGACCTGTCCGGCATAATTATCCCCGTTAACAAGAATTTCCTGCTTTAACATACCGAGGACCTGATCGGAAGTAGAGCCGCCATAGGAGCGGACCTCCCCGGGCACGCTCACCTCTGAAAGGATTTGGTTGCCGGAATTTCCACTGCCGAAAAGTGAATCCCCGATCAAGAGAAGCTTACTCCCAAGCGATTTACGAATTGTCGTCATCACCTGAGCTTTCAGCCTTACACCGACAGGGCCAGAGCTTTTATCAGAACGACGAATTTCCCACTCGTCAGAGTTTTGACTACAACGTAGACTGATAGAGCTGCCTGCAGCAACAGTAACGGATGCCTGACCTGCTATGCGAATCCACGCGGAGCCATCCCAGAGAGCGTAATCTCCGGCAGAAAAACTATTTCCTGAAATGGTGCCAGCTGCGGATGCCTGATAAACCGAATTACGCAGTGGACTAGCAGGATAACCAGAGGCAGGAGCAAACTCCCCTGCGTAAACCAGTGCATCACTGGCTGATGACAGCAACACCCATCGTGGAGTCATGGACGCACCACCGGCAGTTTGCAGTCCTGTATAGAGCAATTTGTCCCCTGCCTGTAGCGTCATGCCGTTAAATGTTCCCGCAGCAGTGACTTCATACCAGCTTTCCGCGATTTTTATAACACCAGTGCCTGGTCCGCGCTGAATAACGAACTGAGCGCCATCCCACACCAGATTATCGCCGCAGTAAAGGATCTGACTTCCCCATGTACCGGGCAACGTTTCTGACAGATTGCTGTTAGTGTTATAGGCCTCGTAGCTGTAATAATCACCAACAGAAAATGTACCAGTAGGTGTAGTGACCGTTGTCGTAAGGAACCGCCCTTTTTTCACTAACGATGGGACACTGCCAGGGGAAAACGTCCCAGCTTTTGCTTTACCGCTAAATAGCAAACCACATGACTGACGATATTCCAGAGCAACCCCCGTATTGTTTAAGCCGAACGCAGCTTTACAAACGTGAGATGGGAATTGAGACCAGGCCGATCCATCTTTTGAATTGGTGCGCACCGCGATCTCTGATAGGGTAGCTCTAGTTGCGTCCGGTCTTGCATCCACTACTTCCTGAGGATGTGCAATGATTTTATTCTGTACATCTTCAGTCAGCGTTGAGAAGCCGACGATGTCATCACCCAACAGAAGTCGAGAAATAAATACATCGCCATCTGTCGTCACATAGCTGGACATCCGCTTTGTCACCGGATCATAGTCGACGCTGACATAACCAGTATCAGGGTCAAGGTCCAGTGGAATGACTTGCTGAACTTCTGTGGAAAGTTGTGAGTTCCCGACGCTATTCTCAGGGACCTGCAGCAAGGGAATAAAGACCTGTCCATCCGTTGTGGTATATGAAGACATACGTCTGGTTACCGGATCGTAGTTGATTTCTGAAAACCCAGTGTCAGGGTCCAGTTCCTGAGATAAAATACTTTGAACATCCAGCGAGAGTTTTTCTGAGCTTACTGAGCCATTTTGAATATTATTTCCGGCGACTGCATTTTCAGATAATTGCAGCAAAGGGATAAAAACACGACCATCACGCATAGTGAACTTAGACATGCGCATGGAAACTGGGTCATATTCAACATCAACAATATCGAGACCATCATCCAGCTCAGTTGAGATTAATCCCCTTGACGCAAGATCATCGATATACCCCTTGGAAATCATTACCCGGCCAGTGGCAACTAATACTCCTGAATTATTGAGATACTCGTCAGCCAGGGTAATTCCATCATAACTACGAACATAGGTGGCGCTACCTTCTGGAATATTAGCGATATCCGCCTGCGCTTCCGCTAAGGTCATATACTGCCGGCTAAGAGGGATCAGGTTCTGCCGGGTTTCCTCAACGACCTTATCCCCTTCCGCCTTAATTCCGTCTACGGTGTAGTGCTCACCGCCGAGGCGATCGGTGTATGTCAGTTCTGTACTGGTGACAACCTTATCCAGCATGGCGCCGGCATAAACTGCGTCCCGGATATCAGTACTTGGTACCGGGTTATCGGTTGGTGTTGGTAACGGTACTTCTGCCATTGTGCATGTCGCCCTATAAAAGGCGCACGAAGCCCTCAGAAGTGAATCTGATGGTGTGCGCGAAGGTTGGTAATTACTGCTGTGTGTTACGGATAAATCGAGTCTGAATACTCAGTTAGGGAAAGCGTTTGAGTATCGTCACCGTTGGGTTTAGCGCTATCGACGCGCCAGATTGTGGAGTTCAGTTCCGAGTCGGTAGCAATGAAATAACGGCTGGGGTTTTGCACATTTTCGCGGTCATAAATGTTCAGATCGAAGGTATCGGCCGCAGCCTGAAATGCTTTGGGCTTGCCGCTTACCGGATAGGCCCGCCAGCGCCCGCGGTAATTTCCGAGGCTGTCGGTCATAACCACCCACATATCGCCGAGAGAAAAGTCGAGACGCTCTGAGGTCGCAAATACGTCTCCGGATCGCCCGGTGATATAACCGGTTTGCTGCGCGTTGTCGTACATGTCCGGACACTGAACCACCGTACCGCGCACGACCTGCGTTTCTTCCAGCACTTTCACCGTCATTGTCAGGCGTGAGTAAAGGATTTTCCTCGCCTCAAGCCAGGCCCGATCGGTTGCCTGAGTGGCGTTGCGGCAGCCGTCCAGGCTGATCTGCATCGCGTTAACAGTGGCATCCTCAACCTCAGTGATGCCGCTGCTGTCGATCTGCAGGTAGATGTACGCCTTCTTGTTCGTCAGCGGGTCGACGTAATCCAGCGCCACGCCGTCGTAACCACCGGGGAGAGACATTTGCCAAGCGACCTTGTACTCGTCCCAGAACATGTTTGAGCGCGCAAAAACCGCATCTGGATTTGTCACTTTCTCATCACGCCAGAACGTCAGCACATCGCCGATATTGTTGCCGTCAACGCGGGCCACATTGGCGATCGTCGCTATGCGCTCACCCAACGGCTGTTTCTCATCCGAGAAGGTGTAATCGAAATACCCAAGCGCCTCATCCGGCAGCGAATCGGCAATGGCATAAAGAGCCGCGACGTCAATACTGGCCACGTCCTGCTTACCTACGACAACCCACTCATGCAGGATAGCGTCAGCAAAAGAACGACTCGGCCGCAGAGTGTAATCGACCGCGCCAGTCGCCCTGTCGTAGCTGATGGTATGCCGCAGCGCCAACATGTTGTACTTCTGCTCGCGGTTGCTGTTGCTATCGTTCGCCCCCTTAATCGTGATTCGGGCAATCGTGTCTTCCGGATACACGACGTTTTCGCGTACGTTCACCGCGTGGATCGCCATCAGTGTCACGACGTTGGCGTCATTGCTGTTATCGAGGCGCTCGATGGTGACCGCATAGCGCCCCGCCCCGGCCGCCGGGACGAACTTATGCGTTGTGCGGAAATACCGGGTCGTCACCTGGAAGTCGTTATCGAAGAAATAATCGTGCTGCTCGGATGTACCCGGCACCTGATTGTTGTCGTCATCGACCTGCCAGAACTTGATCCTGTATTGCGTTGTGCCGGCCGTCGCGCCGAGCTGAACCAGCACATGCACCCAGACCTGAGTGGAGACGATCGGCGACACTGACGGCCCGATAACAAGTGGAGTCTGGTCATTCAGTGTGAGCAGAGTCGAGTTGATAACCGCATTCCCCGGCAGCGACGTAATCTCTCCAGAGAGCTCGCCAATATAGAACGTCGTGTACGACAGCGTATCGTCGCCGATAAAGCTCTCCGAGGAGATGATATTCCCTGCGCCGGTGACGTTCCGCGTGACGCTTGTGCCGCCATCGTTCCAGGTGGCATTGATGACGAATGACACGGGATGAGGTACCGCCAGCGCCGCAAAGTAGGAAAAGTTATCATCGTTCGACAGCACAATGGCTTTGAGCTGATTACTCTCGATCGCCACCGATGTCGGCGCGGTCGTGGTCGCGGTTTGGGCCGGGAAGTCCTGGCTTTCGTTCAGGCCGGGGACTGTCTCGTTATCGACGTCATCGAACTGATACCCCACCTCAATCGTGCCGATCACGTCACCCGGGTTATAAATCGCAGAACTGGCGCCCGCCAGGCTTCCGAGATTCGATTCAGAGTAGCGGATCGACGATATGGTGTACCGACCGTAACCGACCTCGAACCACTCCGTAAGCTGTTTGTTGTTGTCGACGAACTCGAACAGAGCCTCCTGAATCAGATCGGGAAACACGCGGCACTGGCCGTATATGTTTGGACGCCCCTTGTAGAGTCGCGCGCGGTTGGTCTGACCGGTCAGATCATTATTGGGGGATTCGCCTGTCGCCACCGATACTGACGCGCTGGGCTTATTTGACAGGCCGAACACCTTCAGCGCGCCGGAGAGAATTTTCGTGACCGGACGCAATATCGTGGTGATGAGTTTGCCTACCCCGCCCTCTGGCTGGTCGAACACAGCCACCACGTCGCCAGATCGCAGTGGCCGGCTGATGTCGTAATCGTCCGGCAGTGCTCGGCCATTCAGTTTCACGATAACATCGCGGTGCAACTGCAGGGAATCCAGCAGGCTCACCAGTGTGGTGCCGGCATCTACCGTTCCCCGCTGCAGCGGCGCGCCAGGCAGCCTCTGTAACTCATATCGCACCATGCACCATGTACTCCACTTTGCTGTAAACCTTCAGTAATGCCAGCGGGCTGTCGCAGCGCACGAAACCGAATTCGCCGCGGGCATGCAGGCACTTAACCGGGCTGATCATCACACCGATATGCGCCGGCACGTCACCGCGGTAAAAAACCGCGATGCAGCCGATGGCGGCAACCGGCACACGCCGCCAGTGCGCGTGCTCCTGTTCGTAGCAGGTGATGAAATCCGCGCCCGATTCGTAGCCGGCGATGTGATGCAGCTCCAGGCCGAGCACATGCCGGTAATAGAGAACCACCAGGCCCCAGCAGTCCATCTGCTCAAAACTGCAGGCGCGGTTAGCCCAGGGCTTGCCGTTAACAAGCCCGATAAAGTCGCTCTGTGTCATACGGTGATTAGCCCGGGATAGTCTTTCGTGGTGTAAATGATGGAGTTGGCCAGCGTCAGCGGGTTAGTCTTTCCGGCGGTCACGGTGACGTTGCTGGCATCGGCTGAAATGTCGTTCACGTAAAGCGTCCAGTCTTTCAGGGATGATGCATCACCAATCGCATTCCACTGCTGATACAGGCATTGTATCGGCGTCATGCGCGCCGCCCCGCGCCAGCTTTTCAGTGTCTGCCTGACATGTTCCGTGGCGGCGACAAACGTTATGGTCATTGATATGACCGCCGTCCCGTCCTGCGCCGGCTCGGTCACGCTGAACCGCGCAGGCTCGAATGAGTTCCCGCCAAAAGTCGCCGGACGGAACAGGTTATTGACCACACGGTAATAACCAAACGCAGGGTGATAAAACTCCACCGTCTGTTTGATGTCGCTCGCCGGCCGGCGCTCCTTCCACTCTCTCAATGTCGGCATTAGTCAGCCCTCGGCATCACTTCGGTGATCAGGTAATCCAGCCAGTATCCATATCCAGGCTGGGCCTCAACAATCCAGTCGTCATAGTCCTCGGTAATGTCCTCGATACCGTTGCTGATAACCGTTGCGGTCCAGGTGACAATGTTGCCGTTTTTGCTGGTCTGCACCGGCATGTCGACGAAATGCAGCGTCTGCTGCTGCACGCCCTGCGTATCACCGAGGTCGATTGGCATCAGGAACCAGTTACGCCCGCGATCGCAGTAAGTCGGCGAGCGAAGCCACGACTTAAACCGCTCGGCCTGGGCAAGCGTGAATATCCACTGCAGCGTCCATGTCGCCTTAAGGTCTGTGGTGATCGGCGTGATTATCAATGGACCGACTGCCGTCTGCGTCGTCTGCCAGGCTGTATCCTGCGTCATGTTCTGATCGGCGCGCTGGGGAAGCGGCAGGAACGGAGGGTATTGAACTGTTGCCACGTTTCCTCCGGGCATAAAAAACCCGCCGGAGCGGGTTTGGTTTAGTTATTCAATTGCCTGCGGAGACTTAGGAGCATCTTCGATTATAATGTCGAATTTTTTGATATCCCCATCCTGAGGCGTAATCTTAAATTCAGAGTTAGCCGGGATGATCCCCTCCACAACACTCCCGTTAACCATTTCCAGACGGAATTTTACCGGTCTGTTTTGGCGGAAAATGGTCGTCTTGCCTATCTCCATACCCCTACTAAAACTTTCTCCAGGCCCATAGATATTATCTTTCCCCATCAAAACGCTCCATTTGCTTTACGAGATAACCCAAGCGTCGATTGTAGCGTGCTGATGTAAGGCCCATTGCGTTCCGCATCAGAAATCAGGAATTCCAGCACATAATTACCGTCATTCTGAGTGGCCCCCATGTATTGCGGCTCAGCATTGGACGCTTGATTGTTGATGACTACCTGAACATTCAACCCGCCGCCGCCCTGCATATCCTTATTGCTGATGACCTTCCCGTTATCGCCGGGGATCATGTACTGCTTGCCGGTGCTGGCCTGGTAAATCTCTGGCTTCCCTTTCTCGCCGACCTGATACAGTCCGCCGGCTGAGACCGGGCCGCCATTGTAGCGGGCGCCGGCTATTGAAAGGGCCTGCGCCATGCCAACTGTTGAAGCTATTCCTGCCTGAGCGGGGATAGCGTTAGCGCCAGCCGTGGCAAGGGAGGTCATTGCAGCAGCCGGAGCCATGGATGCGGCTATTAGTTGCCCTTGCGCAATAGCCATTCCAGAAGCGGCGGTCATTCCAGCCTGCCCCATAATTACAGACTTCAACCACTCAACTCCCATCTGGACAAAGGAGTTGATAACGCTGTTTAGGACAGTTGATCCGAGTGAGCTCATGGCTTCGCTGACAGACATACTGCCAGTGAGTATGCCAGTGAGGGCATTAGAGGCGTTTCCTGCAAATGAATCAAATGCCGCAGCAGCTACCTCATATCCTGCGTTTTGTTGCCTCCATATCTCCCACTGCGCCGCTATGCGCTGTTGCTCGTACTGAGTGTTAGCGGCATTCATCAGTTCAAGACCGCGCTGGGTTATCTGCCCCTTCTGCGTTTCGAACTGCTGGATGAGAGCCAACTCCTGAGCATGCTGATTAGCCAGCTGTTGGACAGGGTCAATCTGCCCCCGAGCTTCCTGCATGGGGCTTACAGTTTGCTGAGCGCGTATCTTAGCCAGATTAACCTGGTGCTGAGCCTCCAGTTGCTCACTGGTCTGATTGTACTGCTGCTGAGTGATTTTTTTGGCGGCCAGTGCAGTTTGCAGATCTTTAACATCCTGCTGGTAAGACGCATTCTCTCTGGCTTCAGGGAGCAGTTTTTCTGCCGCAGCCTGGGCTTTGAGGGCATTAGCCGTATCCCATATTTCTCCACGGTATTTACCGGCAAGGGCAATTTGCTCTTGGGTGGCTCCCTTACCTAGTGATTGCTGAGCCTGTAATACTGCCTGCTCCCGGCTTAACTCCTGCGTTGAGCCAGCAGCGAGTTCTGATTGCTGCTTCAAGTTGGCTAGTTTTTGGGCTACTGATTCCTGCTGGTTAGCAAGTTTCTTAGCCTCAGACGCCGCAGCATTATCTTCCTTCTTCTGATCCTTTCTTGCCTGAGTGTTTCTCTCTGTTGCAGCATAATTATGCTGAAGCCTTTTGATTGCTCGATCATCTGTAACGCCTGCATCCTCAGCATCATAGGCTGCCTGCTGCCTGGCTTTTGCTTCCCCCTCCAATTTTGACAAGGCAAGTCGGCGCTCAGCCTGCTTAATTAACTTCTCGCCTTCTTTCCCGCCCCAGTTTATTTTCAGACTTTCTGAGTTGAAGGCTTTCAGGGCCTGCGTTGATTGGCCGAGTTTTTCAGCCAGGAATGCCTGGGTTCCACCGAGGAATGACGCTTGCTTTTCTGCTTCAGCGATAGCGATAGCGTTATCTCTGGCAGCCCTCATCTGATCAACAATGCCCTGATTAATTTGAATGTTAATTAGGTGTAATGCGTCTTCAGTTTGCTTAAGAGTGGCTGTCGCTCCATCCAGATCCCTGCGCTTTTTGGCCAACTCGTTTGCGGCATCCCTTGCCTTAATCACGAAACCATTATTTTGATCTTCGGTAACTCCGTATTGCCTTGCAAGCGTTGTATATTTCTCGTAATCGGATTGCAGACCTGAAATGGTATCTTTCAGATCGCTAATAGCTTCCTTTTGCGCCTCAATTGAGGTGACCGTATCAGCCCTAACGCCCTGAGCTTGAGCAAGATTCATGTCCTTGAGGCGCTTAATAACGTCAGGTACGGTGTCAGCAAAAGCTATTGCCTCTTTTCTGGCCTCAGCCTGTCGCTGTGAATACAGATACCAGCCAGCGGCGACAATGGCTATTACGCCAATGGGCCCACCCAAAGGAGCAGTAACCGAATTCACTACCTTCATTGTGTTTGCAAAAGTTATACCCGTAGCGGCCACTTTGGCTTGTGATGCCGCTAGTGCATTATTAGCCAATGCAGCTTCAGCGGATGTTGCGACATAAATCCCCCTTAGCCGTATAACGTTCTCAAGTGCAAAGGCTTCAGCGGCAGATCCTTTTGCTACGTTATACTCCGCAGTTGCCAGATTTAGAGCGGAAAGGGCAGCATCTTTATCTGCTACTGCTTTTCTGGCTGTTACTGATGCCGCTGCAGCTTCCTGCTGCGCCGATTGCCTTGTCGCAACTATTCCCTGAATTGTTGCCTTCACTCTTGAGGCTTGAGCGGCTGTTGCCATTGCTAACGCGCCAGCAAACCTACCGCCCATTATTGCAGCAGCGCCAATTAAGGCTGTCCCCAGCGTCTCAAGGTTTTCGCTTATTGTAATAACAGAGTCTCGGAACCCTGCTGCGAATGATTTAACCGTCGAGTTTTCGCCAAAGAACTTCGTTACGTTGTTACCGGCAACCTGCAATCCCTTGGCGATTGAGACGGTGGTATTGGCAAATTCTTTGCCGATTGCATCCCCTTGTGACAGAAGCCCCTTAACTACAACGTCTGTTGTCAGTTGCCCCTGAGCTGCCATAGCCCTTAACTGACCGATAGAAACACCCATAGAATCAGCCAGAGCGACCATGAGGCGGCTGCCCTGCTCTGACACTGAGTTAAACTCCTCGCCGCGCAGAACGCCGGAAGCGATACCCTGTGATAGCTGAATGATTGCGTTCTCAGCTTCCTGAGCAGTTGCGCCGGATACCGCAAATCCCTGGTTGATAATGGTGGTAAGGCGGGTTAAGTCTTCTGCGCTGGTGTTGTATGTTCTGGTTCCGCGCTCAAGCCGGGCGTAAAGAGTCGCCGTGCCGTTCAGGGATGACTGGGTTGCTTGTGAAACATCAAAGATCCGCTGCATAACTTCGGCCTGCGTCTCTCCAGTACGAACCGAGTTAGCGACTTTGTTATTCAGTTCAGTCCAGGCATCGGCGTAACTCGCAACCTGTTGCACAGAAAGCGCGGCCAGCAAGCCTTTAGCAACGCCAGAAAGGCTGGACATTGTTCGTTCCATCGATCCAATAGAGCGCTCAGTGCGGTTAACGCTGGCTTCAAGGCGGCCCATGCTCCCATTAAGACCGTTCAGTGCCGCATCAACTTCTCTTCGCGCTGCCAGTAAACGCGAAGTATCCATGTCGACTTCGTAGATAACGCTGCCAGCATCAAACGTTCCAGCCATTTACTTTTCTCCGGGCAATAAAAAACCCCGCCGGAGCGAGGTTATATATGTGATTAGTTATTTCACTTGCTGATCATGGATAGCACGGCAGAAATCACATTTTCCACTTACATGAAGAGGAAATTTCTTTTGCTATTGAATCTGCTCCAGTGAGGTCAAACTCAACTACTTGCATCGTTGAACCATATGGCTCGAACCCAAGGATCATTTTTTTATGAGAGGAAATATCCTTTATGAAGGGTATGGCCTTGGGGCTGAACGCCGCCTCGCCCCCCTCTGCAGCACTCCATCTCCGTTTCTGCGGCTTTCCTCCATCAAACCTGATGGTTATTAACGGGTCATCAATTCCCATATACTCATCTACGGAAAGATATGCTTCCGTTTTTCCCTCACGGCATCGCAAGATAATGGAAGTAGTTCTTTCAATTCCTTGTCTCATATAGACATCTGGTGACCTATTAATGGCTACAACATCAGTCATATCGGTCATCTTGTTTTCTTCTTTCTTAACCTGCCAAGAGCCTTCCGTTACATATTCAGCGCCGGTTGATACCAGAGGGATAGCAGCTACACACAAAGCCAAGATCGTCTTTTTCATTTTAGGATGTGTCCGTTTTGAATGTTCAGAACAATCCTATCAGGTATGAATGGGAACGACAAAACCCGCAGTTAAGCGGGTTTGGTTATCAAGGCGGATCTCTTAGCCGATCACAAACTCAGCCTTTGCGCCTCGAAACGAGATTGTTTTGTTCCCCGCCCGACGGCAAGCGTCAGCTATAGCCTTCATGCCGTACTCGACATTACCCAGATGTTTGCGCATCGCCACAATTTCAGCCTTCGGCGCTGATACATCAAAGCCTGCCTCTTCCAGAACGTTAATCAGGCGAATGGCCGCAGATGTCGAGTTGTCACCACAAAGCATCTCCATCGTCACGTCAAAAGACGGGGCGGTTAGAGACTTCCCAAATGACAGGTTGCCACTGCGAACCAACGGGTTGTTATCGATCCACCATTGAAGCGGAATGTTTACATCAAACTTAGGTGCTGGTAGCGTTTCCTGCTTGCCAAGGAATTCACCCTCAAGAGGCACACGCGCAGCGATAGAAAGCCTTCATGGGATACCCGAAGAAGCGAAAATCGCCATTTACAACGTGCTTTCGCAAGAACTTGAAGCAATTACGAGCGCCAAAAACGAAGAAATCGCAAAGATTAATGCTGAAACTGAAAGGTTGAATGCTACTGTCGCTCAAAAAGAAATGGACCTTGCAAATATTGGCTCTGTCATAGGTGCCATAGTCGTCGTTTTGGTCTTGTTTGTTTTGTTCATCAACTTGAAATAGAAAACCCACCGTTCGGTGGGCTTCTTCTCTGTCGTTTCGGGGTGTATCTGACTATCTGTCAAACTCTTTACCACCAGTCGACTTTAAGTATATAGACTTAATGTATGGCATTTTAAAGAGCACAGCCCTATCATCCATAGCTGTTCTAAGCATCATACTACGACACATAAGGCTTACCCCGCCGGTTACTTTGATGCATAATCCATCAGGGCTTTCGAATGTACTCATTTTCCCCTTCTTCCACATTATAAACGTTGCACCTTCAGGGATCGCGCCAATTGGCTGCACAGCAAAAAACGAAATGCTTGTGTATACAAAAATTGAAAAAGCGATAAGGATAACAACGATCACAGATATTGTTTTTTTCCACATAGCAACCTCAGCAACCAATAGTTTCGCCTGAATTTGTTATTGTGCACGTATTTCCATCACTGTCGGAACTATGGCAGCCTGAGGAATCACACCAACTTTTCACTGAATACTGATTCCCATCAGAGTCACTAGAAAACACCTCCGTCGAACCATCAGAATGATTCCTTGTTCCAGATGTTACAGAGTAATTATTACCTTCAGTATCGTAAGATGAGATGGTTGTGTCCCCGTTAGCCGCCTCGCTAGTACTCGTGCAAACACTGTAACCATCTGATCCAACGCACTCATCTGAATATGCGTAGCTAAAGAATCCGCTTAATAGAAACAACAATACAATCTTCCTCATATCCATATCCCCACTGGTTAGTTTTGGACAGATTAGCAGGGATAGGAGGGAACGACAAAAGCCTGTTCGCTTATCAGGATGTTCAGCGGTACGATAGCAAGGTAATCTTGAAGCAGGCATCAACCAAGGAATCATCATGGATAAGTTTGACCGTAAACTTCAGCGAGAAATACTACAGGCTTGCGTAGATAGCTATCCAGCCGCACCTCTTCTCGAACAATTTAACCTTACGGAAGTAGCAGAATGTGCAGAAAGCAACATTCAGAAGCTATTAGCTAACATAAATTACCTGTGCGAACACGGACTAATTAAAAATCACAGCTCCATTATTCTTAATGACCACTCCATCCTCACCCGGATCACCGCAACAGCAAAAGGCATCGACTTCATGCTCAATGATGGTGGTCTATCAGCGATCCTGAACGTCCAAACTATAAAGCTTCATCGTGACGCAGTGGTCGTACTCGAAGACCTGATCGCCATTTCAAACATGAACGACGAACAGAAGGAAAAAGCCAAGTCGACTCTCGGCGAAATGTCGACGGAAGCCATTAAAACCGTGGTACAAGCCGTGACGACTGCAGGGTTATCAAAGCTGCTCGGGCAATGAAGCAACCCTCCTAAGCAAAAACCCACCAACGGTGGGTTTTTGCTTAGGTTCCTGTCAATCCATCATCTGGCTCAGGCTGATCAATTAACTGAGCATTGGTGCAGTATCTTTCTTTGAACCTTATCATCTTCGGTTTTGCTTGTTCCGAAATGTCAAAACCAGACAGGATTCTGTCAAAAACAGCTTCAGCCATATCGTCATGAGTCGTAACTTCGCCAGCTGCGTGTTTTCTTTCTAAATTATCAATGCGCCAAATTACAGCTTCAGCATAAACGATATAGCTCGGATGTTGGATAAACCTGTGATCACCGGGTTGGAGAACACATGCGTCATCATGCGGCACGCCAGGCTTAATGCTTGACACATTAACAACCAATATACAGTAACAGTCGTTAACTGGATAATAAACAGGATCGTTGCATATCACATGAAGATGATTGCATGGCCCACTTGGAGCCAAAACCGTTCCTTTTCGATAAGGTTGAAATGTGCTCATGACAATTGAGAAGAAAACTCCTTAAGTTCTTGTGACTCACGCATACTCCTAAGTATATTCTCTACTTCTTCAGGAGTTTTCCCAGCATCGATAAATATTTCACGTACATCTATAAGAGTTCGTGAGCCATGCGGGTCATGCCACTCAGGGCAAACGTTTCTAAGATGAGTCATATCGCGCAATTCATATCTGTTCATATGCCCATATTGTGCATATATTTCATCCAAAATGCGGATATCTGCCCTGCTCAATTCATCGAAGACTTCATCAGCGTCCATCTCTCGAGGGTCGGTTCGTAAGCAGACGTCATGATGATCGGTTTTTATCAAACGATACCAGTAGTCACCATCAATGTCAGCGCGACCACGAATCAGATCCAGTGTAGTTGACATAACCGGACCGTGGGGCATTGAGTAAAGCTTGTCTTCACCCATCATGCGACCATGGCGAATCATTGACTGCCGGTTTGCCAAGTATAGCAGCTTCATAAGCTTCAGATATGCCATGCGCCCGCCGCGTTTAAGTAGCAGGTAAGCAGCCATCTGAGCCACTTTTTCTTCGCTAAACATATTGAACCTCAATCACTTACAAAATACAGAACGGAAAATTGATGTATACATATCGTTTTATTGATTCTGAGTTTATTACCTCAAGGTCAATCCTTCAACCTTTGGTTGAATCTAGCGTGTTCAAAATGGCCTTAAATGTCACTCAAAAAAGCACAAAATAGACGTGTACCAGGACACACCTCAAATCATCGCCTCTTGTAGCGCTTCTGGCTTCGTTTTAGAGGTGGTTAAATCGATCTCACAATTTGTGCGGTATGTGCCATCGATCACGCACAGTATCATTCTGATAATAAAAACGCCCTTGAGTACTTCATCGCTCCTGCTCCATCATCGCCTGTCTGCGCTTACGGCGCGCAAAGTAGTCATCTGCTGCGTGATCGTACTCTTCGCGGGTGTACCCTTTCTGCTCAGGGTATTTGGCGATGAGCATTAACTGAAACTCGGTCATAGTGAGTTGCCCGGCCTCTTCCTTGCTGATCTCGAAGTGGTTGCGTGCAGCGATGACGTAATCGGCAGCTCTGAACTCACTGGTTTTTTCATTTGTCTCATGGCGCTGAAGTTTGCGTACTTTGGCCTTTCCGATAATGCCGTGCATCATCAGACTTTGTGCAAGGATGACCATATCCTGCGGATTCATGACGCCCTTATGCCACACAAACGCCCTTCTTTTGGTTTTGCCGGGCTTCATCCAGCCAACCAGATCACCTATGTCATCATTGCAGCAAGCGGTGAGGACCGTGTGGGCGGCCAGTAGAGATTTCTTATCAAGATGTAAAGCAGAAAGGTGTTTAGCCAGCCATTCAGGCACTCTGCCGTATGCTTCGACAACCCTCTGAATGAGAGGTGTTATTTCATCGTTGAAGAGGTCATAGAACGTCTGAACTATTTCTGCTGGCTCGCCGATGCGCGACATAGCCATGAATGATGGCCGGAAAAAATAATCCCGGTCCCCGACGGTTACCAGGCATTCTCCCAGCTCTTTTAGCGGAACCATTTATGCCTCCTGTAAACAAAATCAAGGGCAGAAATCCTGCCCTTTGTTTTGCTTACACCGTGACAGTAACCACGTGGGTAGCCACGAATTCACCATCAACCGTCTTCACAGTAACTGTGGCTGTTCCCGCCGTTGCACCTGACGGCGCTGACACGGTTACCGTATTACCAGTGATGGCGACGGTTGCACGTGCCGGCACGGATGAGCTAGCTGTGAACAGTTTGTTATCAGCATCTTCCGGTGCAATATTCACTGCGAATGTAGTACTGGAGCCAGCAGCAATAGAGCTGGTCGTCGGCGCAACACTTACACCGGTAACCAGAATGTCACCATCAGCTTCGGTGATCTGGAAAGTCTGACCGTCAGCCAGTTTGAACTCAAAGCTGTAGGTCACGATTTCTTTCACACCACCGCCGTCACTGGCTCCTGATGGGACCATATAGCCGATGTGGTAATAATCGCCCCAGTGGAAACGCATCCATACACCTGGCTGGCGGCGGGCACGAACCTCATCGACGATGTATTTCACGAACTGCTGAATGCCAAACTCATCAGTGCGGTCTTTAACGCGAACCTCCCCTTCAATGGAGTAGGTCGGATCCAGACTGGCAATAAGGTTTGAACTGAATCCGCCGTTATCTGCATCAGAGGTCAGAGCCTCCGGGCTAAGGTCCCACGTTGCCGATGTTGGCAACCCCATCAGTTTCCAGTCGCCTTCCGCCGGAAACTGGTCGGCACAGCCGTAAGCCAGTTCCAGCGTCTTAGCGCGACCAATTAGTTGTCCGTTGTCGGAGCAGCCTTGCATTGTTGCTTACCTCGCTTCAGATAATAAAAAAGGCCGCTCCAGGCGACCTTATGTGGTTTTATTCGGTGTTATCCGCCAAAGAGGCAGGCGAACTGCAGGCGCCACACCATACGCCCCTCAGCTGTGATAACAGGCGAAGGAATTCCGCCCATGTTGGATATCTGCCCAAGGCAGGTGTGCGTCATCGGGTTTTGCTGCACGTAATCGATGATGGCCTGAGCGTCGTTCTCTGACTGCGCATAGTCAGCAGATGCCTTTCCCCTGCTTATCACGTCCACCATGACGTAGTAATCAGCGGCCATATCACGATCTACTGACGTGCCACCATTTGGTCGGAACACAATAAAGCGGTCAGATGCCTTGCCGGTATCATTCCAGAACAGGGACTGAACGATGTATCCGGCAGTCAATCCTGACTCAACAAAGACATTTCGAACCCGCCTGTGCATAGGAGGCGTCATAGCTCCATCTCCCTGCGTATAACTGCGTCAACTCTGTCTCTGGCGTTTTCAGCACCTTTCTCAAGGAATTTTGGCTCGCCTGATGTATCCCATATATTTCCACGGGAGCCGGGCGCTTCGCCTTTTCTTACAGGGCGCGGGGTGTTTTTTCCAAGATGAATACCTTTGGCCTCATGCACGTACGCCGCATAATTTGCAGAATAACCAATTCTCCCGGTTAGTCTGGTGCCCTTGATAACAACCTCTCTGAACTGAGAGTTAACCAGAGTGCTGGTATCGATAGGAACCAGCACCGCGGACTCCAGCCCAATCTCAAACAGAGCAGAGTAGAGCGCCCGCATGGTTTTTCGCTTTTCGATATTATCAATCAGCCGGTTGATGTTATTGCTGACCTTGGAGACTCCCCGAACTTTAACGCCCATAATCAGACTCCCGTTATAAGTGCGAAATCGTCTGCCAGTCGCTCGAACGTATCTGCGAACTGGACGATCTGCCGAATCTCATCGGCCTCATCAGGCGGAGCCGCATCGGTCGATGCGCCGATCAGGATGTAATCTCCCTCCCGCGCCGTTGCGTACTCGGTCCATATCGTATTTTTAACCACGATCTCCCGGCCAAGGTCACCGATTTTTGCAGAGAGTCCGCCCTGGTAGTCGCAGAGGATAGCGATCGGTGCTTCCCACCCGTACGGCTGACCTCCGCCGTCGGTATCGCTACCGTCAGCATCGCGTATGCGCCGCCAGATTGTCGCCGTCGCGGTGTATGACCAATTAGCAACCGAAGACATCAGTCATCCCTCCATCGCAACACAACGGCGCCTGTGGCGCGTATGCGGTCGCAGTTAATGAACCACTCACCGTCGCTTTTCACGTACGCTGTCGTTTGCTCACCGGTATCGGTGATCACCCATACCCGGGTAAACGTCCGCGGCAGCCGTTGCTGAACTGAAACCCACGCCATTAGCAGCCCCCGACCACCATAAACAGGCCCACACTGTTGCCGGCGCTGATTGGCAACTCACCGGTGCAGCCGCTGGTATCCAGTTTCGCCAGAGAGTCACGCAGCCAGGTGATGCCGTCGTCTCCGTAGTCGAACGAGCGCGACGCTCCTGATGGCGCCCCCTGCGATTTTATTCTCCGGGCACCGGAAGACGTCGCCATGAGCGCAGCGGCATACATCAGGATGAGTTTTGCGCTGCAGTCGTCATATCCCGCACCGTCGAGGCACGGGATAATCTTGTTCACCATGCATAGAATCGGATCGAGCAGAGCGGCCGGGATGGAGTAACCCAATTCACCGAGGAACGCCTGCACGTCTGCCGCCGTGATTGGGTCAGCCATGGTTATTTCGCCTTCTTCGATTTGCTGGCAGATTCTTCCTGCTGCTCTGCCTGCTCTGCAGCGTCATTGCCCGGCGTGGCTACTTCCAGCGCTTGCTCTTCCACTTCGCCCACCACCGACACACGACCAGCAAAAGCTGCAGGAACGTCCGCCGCGACGAATTCGTGGCCAACAGGAAGTTGCTGGAAGACGCCATCAATCATGCCCCAGCAGCCGGTTTTCTCGACCTTTAACGTTTTCATGCTTTCTCCCGAAGAAAAGGGGCCGAAGCCCCTTAACCCTGTGCGTTGAAGACTTTAGAGCGACCGTTGAAATCACGCTTAATCTGCAGACCAACTGCACTCCAGACCAGAGTGTTGTAGTTGTCGAACGGATTCTGTCGGGGGATCATGAAGGTGCCCACCGGCGCGGCGATGCGCGTCTTGATGTACTGCGAGTTGCGAACGTACGCAATGAAGTGGTTACCGGTCAGCTTAAAGGTCTGGTTGAACGACTCGATGCGACCATAGCGCAGGATGTATTCCAGCACAGTGCCTTCTTTGAAGCCCGCGGCATCGGAATACGGTCGGTTCAGGTTGCGCATGATGTCCGGGGATGCCCACACTTTTACCTTCTCCTGAACGTAGTTATCGTCCAGCAGTTTGGCGAACGGACCGGTGAAGAATGCTACTGATTCATCAGGAGTCGAGGTGGTCAGGTCAATATTCAGACCGGATGCACTCAGGTCTACCTGGTTGGTGTTGGCGTGGTTGGTAATACCAGCGCCAACATAGCCCTTCACCTTCACCTTCGCATCGCCGGAAAGCATGTAGTCGGCCATATCTTCGCGGATGGCTGCAACATGCGCTTCCTGGTCATCGGCCATTGCATCAAGGTTTTCGGACTGCATGCCGTTCCATTCACGCCATTCACGGCTGTAGCCGGTGTTGAAGATCGGGATCGGGTCGCCGGCTTCGTCGTAGATGACTTTATCCAGTTCTTCCGGAACATGGCCCGTCAGTGTGCGATGAACCTTGCCAGCGTCGCTGGAAACGCGGTAGAGCGCCGCCGTCTTGCCGATTGAGATCGGCGTACCGAGACCGAGCAGGTCATCAAGCAGGCCGTTGCCTTCGTCGTTGCGGAAGACTCGGGTGGTGATGTTGTCAACTTCACGCCAGTAGTCTTTAGAGATCAGCGCAGCCTGGTTAACTTCCAGCGCGCCGCCGTACTGGGCGGAAATGTTGTTCTGGTTAACGTTGAAGGATTCGCGCTGCATCAGCAGCTGATTCCATGCCTTCTTGATCTGGTTATGTTCAGTAACCAGCTTTTTGTTAAATACGATCATGCTCATGCGGTAGCTTTCCCTGATTTGCGAACTTTCACGAGCTGGGCTTCAGCACCAACGGTGATCTTTTCGCGTGAAAAGAAGAGGACCTGGTCGGTGGCTGGAGTGGTCGACTTGGCCAGTGTGCCGTCACCGGCAGAAACCAGACCTTCGTTTTCCAGCAACACTTCGCCAGCCTTTACCAGCATGTGGTAATCGACATCGTCTTCGCACATGATGGCCGCGCCAGTATCCCCGGCCGGCACTGCATCGCGGATATCACCGCCGCCGATATAATTGTGCTGGAGCGCCAGGGCTACCCCTGCACCACCGGCCACATTGTGAACAGCCAGTTTCCCTGTGCTATCCAGCATTACCAGAGATCCTGGCTTCACTGCTGCCGCCATGATTGCTTCAATGACCTGCGGGTCATTCTTGCGGGCCGGGCCCGCGATTACGGTATGGAAACGAGGTGCGAGAGCCATTATTCAGGAGCCTCCATAGAAAGGATTTCACTCTGAGCGCCATTCCCCTGGAATGCCGGGTTCAGACCGGTGCTGGTCTGGCACTGCGAGTACATGTCGTTCAGCGCTTCGCCGGCCAGCGAGTTGATCGCCGCTTCGGTCATGAACGGGAATTTCGCTTTGACCGCTTCACGCTTGGTCTTGAGGTCTTTTTCAGCGTTGGCCTGCAGCTGAGTTTTCAGCGTACTGATCTCGTCAGTCAGCGGCTTAATCGCCAGATTTACTGCTGCGGTAATCGCGTCAGAGTTAATCTGAGTACCCGGCTGGTCGCCTGCTTTCTTCTGTACCTGCTGGTTATAGGCATCCCAGACCTGATCGTCGGTCAGCCCCTCGGTTTTAACGCCTGCGGCATTGAGCGCGGCGATCATCTTCTCTTTCATCGGGTTTGTTTCTCCGTTGGTTTTGACTTCGTACTCAGTGGGTTTGCGCACGACCTCTACTGGATCGTCGACCAGCGTGACTGTGCTGTCGTCGATGAGGTATTTTTGCTGGAAGAGCTTATTGCCCTCTTCGAAAATGAATTTGTCGGGCCATACGGTCACGACATAGCGATAAACATCGCTGCCTGACGGCGCGCGAATGGCTTCCCGCAGCATCTGGTAGATTTCATCGAATGAGGCATCTGAGTTGTGGGTGAGGAAGAACTTCACTTTGTTCAGCAGGCCATCTTTGAGGCTATTTGCCGCATCAACGAGGCTTGCAGTCTCGACTTCGCCTTCCTGACCATCGGCATTCACGAACATGCCGACTCCTTCCTCTGGAGTGCCGGCGCCCGGCTCATCGAGCAGGATAGCGATATGGTCGAACTGCATATTGCGAGCGATCCATGAGTACTTCTTCTGCTTCGACTCGCCTGATTTTCTCTCTTTGTTCGTGAGTAATCCGGTAGACAGGTGGATCGGGTCGGTGTTGGTGCCGGCGATCATCTCATCGAGGCGATTAATCAGACGCTTGCCGTCAGGCTTTGTCTCGGCGACCGCCTTATTGATATAAACGTCCATGACGACCTGGTCGCCAGACTTGCTGACGTTCTGTGCCCATGCACCGACGTGATAGCTGTTAATGGCCCGCGGGTCATTGGCGCTGACATATTTGCCATCTACCATCGGATGCGGCAGAGGCATCAGCTTGCCTTCCATCGTCTGGTAGCTGTTGTTAATCTCCTCCGCCGGGTAAAGGCCGCCATTCATCACGATGTCATCGACGATCGGGACCGCACCACGAATGAGGTAGTGCTCCTGGCCGTTGATGGTGGTTGTTGAGATGTTTGAGGCGTTGATGGCGAGGGATTTAACGTGGATGCTGGATAGCTTCACGTTTCGTCCTCATTGGTGGATTTCAGACAATAAAAAAGGCCGCCGTGGCGACCTATTTAATGTGTTTAAACTCCCATCGGAATGAGCTGTAAATGTATTCACCGCCCTCTTCCCTGTCGGTCAGTTTGGCAGTAATTTCGAACTGACTCCCTATTGGGTACAACTTCAAGTCTGACAACTTTTTGGAACATTCGACAGCGAGTGATGGACTTGCCCATTGTCCAGGTATTGGCCTGATATGAACCTTACCTTTTCTACCAGAGGTACTGGCTGGGTAGTAGCTCTCAACAATCAACTTACGATACGGCTCATCAGGTTTTGCCATAAAAACCTCCGCAAAACCTCCTTGTATCATGCAGCCTCTGCCAATTTCCACTGATCTCGCTCTTTATTCAACTTCTCCGCGAGACCTTCGTTAAAAATGCTGCCGTCGTCGTTAAGCAGCACCGGAATCTGGCTGCAGTAGCAGTTGTACCGGTTGCCGTTCTCGGCGTAGAAGTCTCGCACCTGCTCGGTGGTGTAGACCTTTCCGTGACGGCTGGCGTGCCAGCTGCGCGTCGTCGGTTTGAGCGCCGACAGCCACAGCAGGCCGGTATTCAGGCCAAGACGATCCGCAGCCCAGTCCGTTTCGTTCCATTGAGCCTGGCGCAGCGCACCGACCTGCTCAGTCTGAGCGATAGTCTTTGCGCGGCCCATAGAGACATCAAGGCGCTTGCTTATCACCTGCGCCGTTTCGCGGGGATTCACACCGCGCCCAACGGCATCCGCGATGATGTTCGCCAGGTCACCGCGCGCCCGGTCAGCTTCCAGCTTCCAGTCGCTATACGTGCTGATGTAGGCACTGGCGATCTGGTTCTGGTATGCAGGGCTGCTTAAAAGCTGCTGAAGCGTCGTCTGGCTGGCGTACACCTGCGACTGCTGCGAGAGGTTGTTGAAGGCCTCCAGCGTTCCGCGCTGCGCCTCAGCGGCGACGTAATCCATCGCCCACAGGCTTTGTTCGCCGCCTTCCAGCAGGTAATCGTCGAGAATAACCTCTACCGCTTCGAGCAGGTCGGCCAGTTCCTGCGCTGACATGTCGTAGATGAACTTGCCAGCGTTGACCTGGTAGAGCGTTGGCTCTGCACCATTAACGTGACACAGGAAATGCCAGTTGTGGCTGTTAACCTCTCGCTCTCTCCCGGTCAGGCGCTGGTCAAACAGTGCTTTCAGAGCACGCTTGATGCCGACATAACGGTCCTCGATATCCCGGAACATCGCGCTGACCTGCTTCGCTGATCGAGTCGGGTCAACCTTGCTGCGCGGAACTATCGGCAGCCCCACCTTTGCCGTCTGCTCCGGTGTCATCGGCCAGTGGATCATCGGTTGTCACCTTGTCATTCGGGTTAGGTGGTTGCTTTGGCTCAGGCAGAGGGTCGAGGCCTACAATCTCGCGTAGTTCGTTGGCCGTGAATGGCGGCTCGCCACCATAGAAGCCCGACGTTTTCTGGACGATATCAGCCAGTTTCGAAGCGTTCTCGATTTTCTCCTTCTCTCCGGGAGCCAGCAGGTCGGTCCATGAAATGGTGACCTCTCCATTTGTCGGCGGATCGATAATGCCCAGCGTCCAGAAGCGCTCCAGCAAGGCTGTGATTCGGTCAGTAAGGAAGCCGTTGCGGCGGGTATTGCGGCGAATGGCCCAGTCGGTTTTATCCTCATCGCTCGCCAGGCGCCCGGTCTGCTGTCCAAACAGGATGGTGAACGGGATTTGTACTGACGCCGCCAGTTCGTTCGCGGTGACCTCCCACGTCGGCCCCGGGTCGCCTGGCGTAACGCTCAGAACATGCATCTGCCCGGCCTGCATGACCGCCGCCGCATCGGTGCCGCGGTTAAGCTTGTTGACCTTATCGCCCATGGCTTCGCCGAGGTCGGCATAACCAGCCTTCTTCGCCAGATCAGACAGCGTAGCCATGTCGGTTTCTTTGCTGAACTCGACAGCGATCTGCCTGCTGGCATTTTTCAGGAAGCCCTCAGCGCCACCGCCGGAAATCTTCTCAAGGTCGAGCCCTTTGTTGTATCCGGCCTCAAGAAGCGGGATACCAGACAGAACGTTGTCATCCTCTGAACCTTCGCAGAACAGGATCACCCTGCTGGGATGCACAGGCTCACCGCGCGTCGGTCCGACGAACGCCTCGTCTCCAACCGGCTGCTCGTTGAAGTTGAACATCTTCGGCTGGCCGAACGTCTCGGACTGGCGATCGTTATCCCATTCTGCGACAGTTAACTGTGGCTCCCATACCGGGATCAGTTTTACCAGCGCTGACTCGCCCAGGGATTTCACCAGCCTGGTATCTACTGGATCGCTCCATGGCTTGTTATCTTTCACCTGCAGCAACAGCGCGGAGTAGCGGCCCACCATATTGCGGCGATCGGCATCCTTCACCTTCGGCCACCATTTCTTCATGAACCTGGTGACGCTCTTTTCCCACGGGTTAGTTTTCTTCGCCTCCTGGGACTCATCACCGTCAACGATGACCGGATAGTCCTGCCAGCAACCATCAAGAAGACGATGCACCACAGCGAATCCTGCGGCGTTGCGGCGGTACATGTTGTAGAAGTCATGGAAGGTAATGGTGCGCGGGTAACCAAACTCCTGATAGAGCGTCGGGCGCTTGGTATTGCCCCCGCCGATACCGATGGAATTCAGGTAATTCGCTCGCCTCATTTCAGTGGCGAGATTGTTCACAGCCAGTTGAAGGCCGTTATCTTGTTCGCTCACTGGCGATGCTCCTTAGAAGAATACTGTGCCGACCTGCTTGCGGTTGTTCTTCGCCACGGCAAAGTAACGAAAGCTGTCGGCGCCGTGCGATGTGAAGTCGTGAAGGGGTTTGTCTTTCCAGCAGCCGCGCTTGTCGTCCCACTCCTTGCGGTAACCTTCAAGGTGGGAGATGCCAACAGCACACTTTTCCTCATCGAAAACGCAGGATTTGAGGATTTCACGCACCGACTCGATGCCGGTGTCGATCCCCGCTTTCGGCACAACGCGGAAGTTCATCGAATACATCCTGCCATCAATCTCGTAGCCCTCGCGCGCCAGCTCCTTGCGAGACTTCGCATCAGCAGCAAACTCGCGGTTCTCAATGTCGTGCGGGCCCCAGTGCTCACCGTACTCATAGCCGCGGTCTTTGAGCACCTTCATGTAGTGCCTAAGCCCCTCGCCAGAGTTTTCGTAGTAGTCGATGACGTGGAACTCTTCGCCGACCTCGCGAACGAACCAGATCGCCGTGGAGTCGCCCACACCAATATCCCAGAACGTGTGAACCGGTAGATGTGAGTTATCCGGAATTTGGCCGATCCGCTTGTTGGTGTAGAGCCAGCGGAATTGTTTGGCGTAGTACGCGCCCTCGACCGACTGCTGGAACGCCTCGGCCGGAATGGTCGGGTATTCGCGCTTCATGTCGTCGCCGAGCGTCTTTTCTTTGGCGTAATACCACGCCTTTTGACGTTCGTTAACGACTATGCCGTGCTTCGCCTCCATCTCAGCGAAGTACTCAAGCAGGCGCGCCGGCAGCGGTTCTACCGGGTCAATTGCGTACTGCGGATTCTTCCACCAGGAGAAGAAGAAAAACTTCCAGTCCAGAGCAGATAACGGCTTGCCCTGCAGTAGCGCTTTCTCTGCCGTCTGGCAGTAATCGAAGAAGTAACCCGCCCGGCCCTCTGCGGTACTCTCGATAGTAGCGAAGCATCCTGTCGATACCGCCTCAAACGCACCAGTGACGATTTCACGGGCTTTGTCAGGATACTTGGCGCATATCTTTCCGAACTCGGAAACATGCAGGTAGCGCAGCGTACCGCCACGGAATGAAGTGCTTACGTAGAGAGAACCGCCCTTCTTAAAGACCAGCTCACCGGCTGAGTCGTTGCTCGCCGGATTGGCTGCCTTTATCTCAGCAGGCAGCTTGTCGTAGGCATATTTAATCTTTTCCCGGAACAGGCGCTTTGCGTCATTCAGCGTGTGGGCGATCAGCGCGCACTTTGCCGACTCGAACAGAGCAGCGTCGAGCTGGATGATGCACACCTCTGTGGTGAAGCCGAGCTGACGAGCTTTCAGGATGATGTTTCGGGTGTGAATCCCCTCGAAGTATTCCCGCTGCTCCGGCGTCATTCTGAAGCGGGTCGGCTTACCTTCTTTGTCGGTGATCCAGTAAAGATTGTTCAGCCGCCAGTCTTTATCAGCTAGCAGCTTGAGATGCTCAGGCTTCATTACGCCCCCTGAGACAAGGAATCCATCAGTTCAGAGAGTTGCTTAACAGAATTGTCGCCTTCCGGCCCGTCGATGTCGTAGGCCTGTCGTTCGAGACCGATGAGGTTCTTCAATGCTTCACTGAGAGCCTTCACCGACTTAACACGCTCCGGCATGCTGATTACCTTGTGGTAAATCTCATTGAGTTTGTCCTGCCCCTTGTCGTCGGGATCAAGCATCAACTCTCCGAGCTTCTCCAGAGCGGCCACATCAGCACACTCAGCGCCTAGCTCATCAAACAGCGCGTTCGTTATCTGCCGGGCGCGCTTGATATCACCGCGATGCTCCATGCGGACACTGGCGATCACCTCTGCAGTCGCTTCAATCAGTACGCGTTCGTTCAAAGTGACTTCACTGCGTACCTGTTTGCGTACCTCTGCTTTGCGTACCAGATCGTCAGCGCGCTCTTTCACCTTTGCATTCAGGTCGCGAGACCAGTCGTCACGCTTTGCTCGCTTACGGATAGCGCCTTCGCTGATACCGTGCTGCGATGCAATTTCACGGAGGGACATCATCCCGGCCCGGTACGCCGTCTCGATGGACTCCCAGTCCGGTGTTGCCATGGTTCTGTTCCTGTGGTTAAAGCCATTAATAAAGCCACCCGGTTAATGAACTGCCCTCCATAAAGGTGGCCTTTGTGATATCAATTAATCTACTGAAAACACTTGTAAGCGTTATCCAAAATCTGTATTTGTGAAGTAATGTCATTTTTATTCAAAGTAATGGCATGCAAGATACTTATTAATGTCGCTCCTATCATCCAGCCATGAGGTATTGCAGTGATAAACATTTTTCTGAAAATTTTCGGTTTTTTTGCCTCCATATGGTCAGGCCTAAGCAACGAGCAGAAAGATAAAATCATCAACATCCTTGTTGATGCATTTGAAGGGATTTTTCGCAAGTATTATGGCGATAGTAAAAATGAGGTGAAGCATGGTTAAGCTTAAAGATGTGGTGCGCAATGTCATCTCTGGAGCTAATAAACAGCTTCCAGACCATTCGACAACACAATCTACTGCATCTACTGCTCTGGCAACTGAGATTTACACCAAAATCTCTTGTATAGGTCCCAGAGCGTTAGGCATTGGTGGAGATAAGCAATCTGATTTTGCCAATCAAGCTGCTGAACTGGTGACCGATGAAAAATTTCTTGACGAGCTTCAAGATAAAATTGGTAATCCTCAAGCCAATGAGAATGAGGACGAATTTATTCACAGAGCCAAAAAAGAAATGCGCAACCTGTTGAAATCTAAATTAAAGTAGATAAAACAGCTAGTCTTTGCATTCTGCTTACAATGCAATAAACGATAAGAGCGGCTCTTATGGCCGCATTTACCATTTTTCTTATGGGAATGGAGAAGTGCTATCTCAATTGCATTGAGTGTTGATGTACTCCTGCAGCGTCTTCAGGGCCGTCTGATCTCGCTGGATGCCGGCTCTGATACCGAGAACGTTTCGTCCAGCAACTGAAGAGAGTTCGACGGTGGCATCATCGCCCATGCTGGGGGCGCCGGCAGTTTGGGTTGAGGCTGACACTGGACACTTGCCTTTGACGAGCACCCGACCACCATTATCAAGCTTACGCTGCAGAGCATCATTTTCAGCTTTTGCATCGGCTAACTCCTTCGTGTATTTGGCATCGAGCGCAGCGACGTCTCTCTGGCGGGTCTGCATGTCAGCGATGGTGTCTTTCGCCAGGCTGAGCTGCTCAGTCGCTTTGTCCCGCTGCCTTTTGAACTCGGTCGCGTTGTCGTGGTAGTGGCTAGCCAGCCATCCGAGGCTAACTATCAGGCAGATCACAATGGCGCTGATAATGGCGGTTAACCGGCTCATTTTTGACTCCAGATACAAACCTCGCGCTCAATCTCGCGGCGAGTTACCAGGCCTTTCCACTGCTTACCCTTGGCGTAAGTCCAGCGGCGCAGCTGGTCGCACGCACCTTTCTGGTCGCCCTGGTTGATTTTGCGCAGCAGCGTGGAGGTCTGGAAGTTGCCAGCACCAACGTTATAGGCGAACGAGTACAGAGCCCCGCGCATTGTCTCGGGGATCGGCTTCTGGATGTATGGGTTAATCTGGCGGGCTACGGCGTTCAGGTCTTTGCTGAGCAGCGCACGGCATTCAGCCTCGGTGTACTTCTTGTCGAGCATGATGTCTTTGCCAGTGTGGCCATAGCAGACCGTCCAGACCCCTACCACATCCTGATAGGGGTTGTACCGCACACCTTCAAGACCATCGTTACCGGCTGGGCCAGTGATGAGCGCAGATGCAATGGCTATGGCGCCACCACCGCCGGCGATCACGCCAATCAGTTTATTCCTCATTGATGGCGTCATGCTCACCCCTGTGTATCACTTGCGATCCGCTTCAAGGCCTCGGTTACCACTTCGGCTGAAGCCGGACGGTTACCTCCAGGCTTTGCGGAGACATCAGCCAGATAACTGGCCAACAGTTGCGTGCGTTTTTTCTCTTCATCCAGTCGCTCTCGCTCTTCCTTGCGCTTTGCGTAATACGTCTTGATTGTGAAGAAGGCAGAGATCAGGGCGCCAATGATGAAGACATAATCCTGCAGACTCAGGACGGAAAAGATACCAAGCAAGGCTGACCACCAGTAAGGCAGATTGTGACCATCGGTTGGGTTCATACGTTGCATCTCTCACCTCCGATAATGTTCGGGGTGCTATCTGTAGTCAGTAAAAGATTCAGGGCCGTCGGGCTGATTTACCAACAAAGCGTCGAGGGTGATTCCCGCGACCCTGAAAATAAAAAAAGGCCACGCTAAAGCGCAGCCCTTAAATGTCTTATGGTTTGTAGCAATGCCTTAATCAGGCGAAAAAAAGCCCGCTCAGAGGAACGGGCAGAAAGTAGACATTCTAGGTAGTAACAAACGAAAGCGCACCTAATAGTCCGAGCTACCGATTTACCAGGAGAGCGCTCGCTTTTTCCGTTACTGCCTTTTAAACATAGATGGAGGAGCCGAAACAGCAACCCCACTACCAAATGTCTTAGTAGTACTGCGTGGTGCCGGGTGCCTCCCGGTGAGCATGTCCCAGCCGACATGGCCCGCGCTGCATTTACAGATCACTGTAAGTGACTGGTCGCCCCACCGCACAGGGGGATTCACCACACGAATAGATTAACAAGATGTTAATTTTCTGGTCAATAAGATGTAAGCAAATGATGACATGCAGTTTTCTTATTGCTGATTAACTTCAGTCTGGTTCAGAGCTCTTACCGGCGGGTGTCGACGTGTCGTGCAGCACGTCTCTACCCAAGAGCCCTGACCAGATCGCAGGCATAGAAAAGCCCAAGGCGTTAACCTCGGGCTTGAATTCTTTGTGTGTCGACAATCGAAGCTATGGCGACGATATCAGATTTACATGAAATATATGCCTTTCAGTTCGGTTTTGCAAGACTTACATCTAAATTTGTCGCCTTTTGTTGTGAACGTGATCGCGTTACCGATATGAGAGCATTGCTGTCAAGCTTCAAAAAACTGCTGCGCAGCGCCAGCCAATGAGGAAGGTAGGTTTCTGTCCACGTGGACTTTGCTACACCAACCAGTTCCGCCAGCGCCTGGTATTCATAAGTCTCCCGGCCTGCCAGTTCTGCTTTGACATCCTGCGCCGCCAGCCAGATAAGTTGACGCAGGCGATCGACTGTTTTCTTTGCAATGCGCACACCGGCCAGTTTTTCGTTGAATTGCTCCCATGCCCACCGGGTGATCGTCTCCTGGTGCTCCCAGCGGATGTTCTCGCTGTAGTTCCACAGCAACCAGGCTTTCTGATGCTCTTCCAGCGACAGCAGAGCCCGGCGCCAGCTTGCCGTAGAATACTCAACGGGCAGAACGAGAGCGATTGATGAACCCTTAGCGCGGGACTGACTGCCGCTCATCGGCGGCCCATCCGGGTTAACCATTTTTTGCTTTACTTCGCTATAAACCTTCTTCCTTCCCCGGCTGCGCGCCGTAGCGGTGAATTGCGCGTTCTCAGCAAAGGCTACCAGTTGCCCTTTCGTCGCACCGCTCAGATCGGCGGTGGCCACTATCAGTTGCTGGCGAACGTACTGGAGGTATTGGGTATTAATCATGCTGTCTCTCCCAGGGTCTGATAGATGCGAACGAAATTTCTCAGTATGCGGTAGTCAACCAGTACGGTGCCGCGGTGCCGGCAGAGGCGAAGCTTTTGCCAGCGGTCGCGGATGCGTTCGATAACGTCGTGGTTCATGCGGCCTCCCGCTGTTTCAGTGCTTTGAGCTTGGCGCGGTACTCATCGCGGATACGAATAAAGTCTTCCCGGCGGTAGTTGGTCATTTCGTGGGGTCCGTTAAGCCAGTCGACATACTCCTGTCCGTAACGAGCGACCAGGCCAGCTTCGTATTGCTGAGCAACCGTCAACTCTTTGGCGGTGTACTTACCGGCCCCGGCATTGCACGATTTGCACTGCTTATGAGCGTTGCGCTCTTCAAAACGCAACTCAGGGTAAGCGCCGACCGTTTTGAAGTGGCCGCAGTCCCACTGGCCGCCATGCAGATCAGGCGGGTTGGTCTCGCCGCAACTGATGCATGGCAAAGCAGCATCACGAGCGCGGATGTAGGCGTTGAATGCCTTCTGAGCCAGGGCTTTGTAGTAACCGTTAGGTCTGAGCTCAGCCAATCTTGCTTTACGGCGCTGACGCCCCTCCTTCTCGGATTCACGCTGGCGCTTCACCGCCCTGGCCTTCGCCGCTTCCCGGGCTTTTGCTGTCTGTTTTTTGCCGATCGCGCTGGCGCATTCAAAACTGCATACCACCTGCCCCTCCCGGGCAGGATGGAACCATTCGCGGCAGTGGGCGCATTTACGGCGTGCTGGTTTACGCATGTGGCCTCCTTGCTCTCAGGCGTAGCCACTTCTTATCGACCAGGCGGGCGGTATAGTCTTTCAGGGTCGGGATGTCGGAAGGCTTAACTTCTATCTTGCGCTTGCGGCGCGCCGGCACGCGGAAGATGCCGCGATCCATTACTTTGGCGAGAAGGCTGCTCATTAGGCCTCCTGCTTTTGCTGCAGTTGCTGATATTCACAACCGTGTGGAATGGTGAGAGCCAGACCAAACTGAGCGCACCAGGCCTCAACTTTGGTCAGGAAGATGTGCATTTCGCCGGTATCAAGATCGGAGGTATGCCGGGGCTCCCAGGTTGTGGTTTTCTCACCGGTGATGAAGTCGGTGTATGTCACCTCTTCACAGCCGAGATAGGTCTTTTTGAGGTTGCGCTTAACCCACTCAGGAGTTGCGTCGGTACGTCCGGAGTTAATCAGGTATTCGCTGATTTCCGCGTACCACATGTGACTAAGTGCGTTCTGGCTCAGGCTACGTTTTTCTCGCCACTCTTTGACCTGCAGGCGCAGGCATTTCCCGTCAGAGAGTTGCTCCTGAAGAATCTTGCCTATAGCGTTGAAGTTGCCGCTGTGCAGTTTGATGCCGCATTGAGGAATGTTCACGCTTCACCTCCGCAGAGGCTAAACGCTGAATGCAGAAAATCGCCGGTGGCTTTCGCCATCGGTGACAGGGATTGCTGTAAGGTTTTGTGCGCCATGTGTCCCCACTTGGCGCCGGGGTAAAGTTGTCAGTTGTCCAGACTGACGAGATAATTATGACGGGCTAAATCCCGAATTGCAAAACGAGCATAGGCTATTTTTTCTCGTTCTGACTGGCCATTTCCAGATAGCGCGGATCGGATGCTCGGGGTAGCTGGATGCTCTGCTCGCGGTAGTAGCGAACGCGCTCCATGAAATACTCGCGCAGATGCTCAGGTTGTTCTCTGGCTACCACTTCGGCGACAACTGGCATGTTCAGGCGCTCTTTGTAGGCGACGCCGGACGCTGCCAGGTCGACGTTGACCTTGTCTCGCTCTTCCTGGCTTTTGGCTGCAATGTTGTATTTTGACATTAATCTGCGGTCCTCCCACGCCAGCGCTTATTGCTATCAGGTATACGGGCTGTATCCACGGACTCCACAACCCCTTCACCAAACCGAATTGCATTGGCTATATCCAGTGATTCTTTGGCGCTTTTTGCGGCAGAATTAAAACCCCTTCTACCTTTAGACTTGAACTTACTGATACGCAATTGAGCCGCCAAATGAGCTTTTGCCTCTGTTCGGTTAGTTGGCTTTATTTTTACCAGTTCAACATCTAATTGATACTGCTGTTTGGAAGAGAGTTTCTTCTTTTTCATTTGATGTCACTCTTGAGAGAGTTTTTGTCATCATAAACGAAAAGGCCCAAAAGGGCCTTGATTAAAGTCTATGTAAAGCGTTGTGTCCTACGCGAGCTTTATGCATCACCAACACCCCATAGCTCTCAAGCCGATGAATGCGATAGTGAGATAAATTTTCAGCGCTCTGCCATCACTCAGCCTCCACCTTGATGCCAGCGGCGGCCAGCGCTACCTTTACGTCCTGGCTGTAGTTATAAACACCATCAGACCAGACATATCTGTCCCCAGATACAATCTGCCGTAAGTCTGGCAGCTTCACGGTGCGGGACTCCAGCTCGGCGATGCGCTGGCGCAGTGCTGCGATCTCCATCTCTGCAGCATCGGCATAATGGACGTTTTCATGCTCCAGCGGCGGCAGGTCTGGGGTTTTCACGCCAAACAGCGCCGCCAGCGCTCGATAGTTCTGCTCGCTGTGATAGCGACCTTTACAGCGGACCAGTTTTTCGGCTGCTGCGCGGATAGGTTCAAGCTCAGAAATCAGCTGCTGTCTCTCGCATGACTCCTGTGCCAGACCAGCATTCCATTCCCGCAATCTTTCGATATAGCGATTCGCATTCTCCAGCGCCTCTACCAGCGCGAGGATGTTGGCAGGGTTAGCGAGTTCCAGAAATCTCTCTTTGGCATCAGCTGTCTTCGAGTAGCGGGCAATTCCCTGCACAGATTGGTAGTGTTCTGCTGCCGCTTTCAGGCTCTGCGCCAGTTCGGTGATATCAGTCATGCTGCATCCTCACATTCGTGACTTTCCGGATCGTCGGCTTTGTAATAACCGCCGCACAAATTGCAGCGGACTTCTGCCACATCGTCATAATTAGTAGTCCCGGTTATCATTTGTCTTCCCCCTCGCGCAGCTGCTTGGCGAAGTCGTCAGCAGCAAGTGCAACCCCTTTTGCTAAAGCGTCAAAAAACTGGTCATCACCAGGAATTCGAAGTTTTGCCGCGAACTCCTCCACACCATCAGCCTTAATCCCGGCTACGATGCGATCGGTGGCAGTAAACGGGTTTTCGGCATTAACATCGCGGGAAACGTACATGTTGATTTCGGACACATAATCCAGTGGAACACCGGCAAACATTCCGTCTTCGCCTTCAGAGTAATATTCAACGTGGTTCTCGCTGATATCGGTCAGCAAGCGAATCATCACCACATTCTCCGCAGCCAGCTGCTGGTAAGCTTTCGCCAGCGCCATAACCTTTGTCTCTTTGATTGACAGCTCGCCTGCCGACGCCAGTGAAGCGATGAGCTCGTTTACTGCCTGTAGTGTGATAGTCATGCTGATGTTCTCCCGTAAACAGCCAGTACCCGCTTCATCGCCGGGCTCTGCCTGCACTCGTTGAAAATCTGGTTTGTGCTCTTCCTGCCTGAAATTTCTTCTTCCGTGGCCAGCCGGTAGTAAACCGTCCGCCACACCCGAGCTTCCGCTACTAGCACCCCCTGCTTTGCCAGGATATTTGCAGCCTGGTTGATGCAGGTGTGCGTCATTCCGGAAGCCGCGGCGACATCTGAAGAGCTGCATGTTTTATGCGTTTTCAGGTAGTTCAGAATCGCGTCTTTTCCTGTCATCAAAATCCACCCCGCTTGGTCGGTTTTTCCTCTTTCTCGCGCCGGCGCTGACTGGCAGCTTCCTGATCGCAGTCGTAAATCGCCCCGTGACGCTGCTCGCAATAGACAACACCAGTCTCACCATGCCGGTTAAGGCGCAGGAGGAGCTCTGTGTCACTCTGGTTTGCGTTCTCGTCGTAGGCGCCCTCCCGGTATATGGCCAGCCAGTAATCGCAGTCCTGTTCAATCTGCCCGGTGTCGCGGGAGTCGCTCGGCAAGGGGCGCTTATTGGTTCGCTTCTCAAGCTCACGGTTAAGCTGAGTCAGGAGAACCACGACGCAATCCAGCTCCTTCGCCAGGGTCTTGAGGCCTTTGGTGATCAGCCCGTAAGCCAGGTCATTTCGCTCTGCCTTATCGGCAGTCATCAGCGTCAGGTAGTCAACGAGGATCATTCCGACCTTGCCGCGTTCTCGCTTGATGCGGCGTGACTCAGCCATGACATGCGCCAGTGAAATACCCGGGGTGTCATCAATCAGGAGGTTATTGGTGTCAATCAGCGCTCCCATAACGCCGGTAGCTTTCTTCAAATCGCCGTTCCAGTCGCCGCGATAGCCGTAGTCATCCTTAGTCATGTCCGGGTAAAACAGGTTTGGAGAGATCCGCCCCTTCTGCGCAGTGATTTTCTCCACCATCTGCCCTTCCGGCATTTCCAGAGAAAACATAAGGGCCGGCTCGTTCTCGACCGTCGCGCAGTTGATTCCCATCTGGGTGTAGAGCGTGGTTTTACCCATCTTCGGGCGTGCTCCGATAACAAACAGACTGCCGCGTACAATGCGCTTCACACCGAGAAGCTCATCCAGAGAGCGGATCCCGGTCGACAATCCGCGGGAACGACCATCCGGCTTGAGCCTTTCGTCGAATTCCGCCGACCAGTCAGTTACAGCGTCATAGAACGTGCGAAGCCCTGTCCGTCTACCTGTTTTTACATGCTCGGTTATCTCGGTAAACAACCCCTGAATAGCGTCAAATTTCTGCTCTGCCGTCATGCCGTTACGGGCATAAAGCAACTCGATCGCCTTCGTTGTTTTCTCGATACCGTAGCGTTCCATCGCGGTCTCACGGACACGCATTGCATAGGCCACGATGTTCGCCGCGCTTGGCGTGTTCTTGGACATTTCAGCCAGGTATGCAAAGCCACCAACGGTTTCCGTCAGACCCTTGCTATCGAGAGCATCAAACAGGGTCAGCAGATCGACAGGCTTATGGTCGCGGTACATCTGGCGCATTTCAGCAAAAATTACCTGGTGCTGACGCGAGTAGAACGATTCTGGCTTGAGAATCGAAAGTACCTTCTGAGTACGCTCGCTGTTGTCGTCGTCCAGCAGGAGTCCGCCAAGTACGCTCTGCTCTGCTTCAATGCTGTGCGGAGGGGTCATGAAATCAGAGGTCATCACAGGCCCCCTCGCGCGTTTTGGCGTAGACATCGATGTTCAGGAAGTATTCCAGCGACTTGCGGCGCCAGGTTTTCCCGGTGCGCTGATCAGGGCGATTCTCAAGCATCCAGCGGCAGTTACTGGCGATGTAGCTCAGGTAAGACTCCCAGTCTGCCAGGGTAAAGCTGTGGCCATCAAGCTGACGGGTAATTTTGTTGGCTTTCTGCCAGAACGAGCGGATCAGGTTACGGCGTTTATCAGTAAGGACCCTGATGCCCTGCGCCTCCGGTAACACCTGGTGATAAACTTCGACAACCTGCTCACAGCTGAGAGACTGTTTTTTAGGTTCGGATTTTGGTGACGCTGATGCACTCTCTTCTACGTCAGTAGAAGAGATATTATTTAATATATTGTTTGTGGCACTTTGTTGGCATTCTGTTGGCACAACCTCGCCGGTACGCAGCGTGGTTACTGGGTTTGCGTTGGCACTTTGTTGGCATTCTGTTGGCACAAAAAATTGCTGATAATCGTCATATTTGGTGACGGTTAAGAGTGTAAATTTCTTGTTTGCCAGGGTGGTGATCATGCCCATTTTCGCGAACTTGTTCAGCAGGTACTTAACCCTGTCAGGTGCTATTCCCGTGTCTTTCGACAGGGTATGTCGCCCGGTGATCACCTGACCGCGGGAAACCGGATACTCACCAAACTCTGTGGTTACCATCCCGTCAGCTGAATTCACCTCCATGATGAGATGGATCCACAGATGGACGGCTTCACTGTCGGTCTTGTAGAACGGCAGCTCTCTTACTTTACGGTGCAGGAATACCAACCCCTGCCCTGATGGCTGAGGTTTCTCCATGGGCTTCTGAGACCCTCTAAAATCGGATATGCGGAGAACGTTACTCACGGCCTTCCTCCTTCCGTTTCAGCTCTTCCAGGATAGCGCGCATCTTTTCGGCCACCACTGGATTTACCGAGCGAACAAAACGGTCACGAGTAACATTTTTGTGTGTTTGCGCCTGGTAAAATCTGTTGCTCTTAGGCATAATTACTCCTGTGAATTGATCCAGTTAATTCGCGTAGAAAGCCGTTAGTGTTCCAGCACTGCGGCTTTCGCCTTTTACGCACTTCATCAGTCCCACCCAAGCGGACCCGGGCGGCACCGCTCCGCACGCAAACCGATATCTGCCAGCGTTTCTACTGACTGCAGGTAGTGGCGGGAAACTACCACCGCCTCCGGCGGAACAACCTGCAAACCCAGCGCTGATATTTCCTTCGCCATTTCTGCGTAATACCCCTCGCTCTTGCGGCGACTGATTGTCGACTCGCTAACCCCTCGCATTTCCGCAAAAACCTTTTGGCCAATGGACAAAAGCCGGTTTAACAAAATGCCTTCAATCTCAATTGGGTTGAGGATTGGCGGCTCTAACTTTCGGGCTATTGCATTCTCCATCTGTGATACTTCCTCTGGTGTTGATTGGGAGGCCGCTGGTTAGGCGGCCGGAACGCCCTTCGGAGAAGGGAATAGTTTTGGAAGGTCTGGTCTAATTTGATGCGCCTGAACCTCCCCATTAGTAGCATTTACGATGCTGTTTACATGTTCAGGCGAAACCTTTGCCTTGTTGTGGAGCCACTTGTAAACCGCCTGCTGAGAAACATCGCAGGCTTCACCAAGCTTTTTCTGAGAGCCGACAATATTAATTGCGGTTTTAATGGTTGGGTTCATGACAACCTCCGTAGTAAATACAAACAAAGAATAAAACCCTAGTTGTATTTAGTCAACAACCATTTTCGTTTGCCGCTATAAAACCATGGTTGTAAATTGAGAAGATGAAAACGACACTTGCAGAACGATTAAGAGAAGCCAGAAAGGCTGCCAGCATGACCCAGAAGACTCTGGGAGATGCTGTTGGAGTTAGTCAGGCTGCGATCCAGAAGATTGAAACTGGAAGGGCTGCTCAGACCACAAAATTGCTCGATATAGCCAAGGCTTTAAGGGTGAGACCTGAGTGGCTTTCTTCGGGAACTGGCGCCATGAGGGCTGATGGTGAAGATGACAAGAAGCCTTCACACATAAATCATGATGTGTTCAGGGTCGACATTTTGGATCTGGCCGTCAGTGCCGGCCCGGGCATTGTGAATCAGGAGTTCGTGGAGATTCTCCACTCCGTTGAATATGCGCCAGCGGAAGCGCGCCACATGTTCGATGGGCGCAAGGCTGAGAACATCCGGATCATCAACGTCCGGGGCGACAGCATGTCTGGGACGATTGAGCCGGGTGATCTGCTGTTCGTCGACATCAGCGTTAAGAGCTTCGACGGCGACGGGATATACGCCTTCCTGTACGACGACACTGCTCACGTCAAGCGCCTGCAGAAGATGAAGGACAAGCTGCTGGTTATCTCAGATAACAAGAGCTATGCAGCCTGGGACCCGATCGAAAAAGACGAGATGAACCGGGTGTTCGTGTTCGGCAAGGTGATCGGCAGCATGCCGCAGACGTACAGGAAGCATGGGTAAAGCCTTAGCACACAGAGGAAGCATGTCTGATCTGATTATCCCAATACTCATTACTTTGCTGATTATCGGGCTGGTTGGGATCGTGCTCAGGCTAGATAAGATTTTCTTCAAGCGAAGGGATGAGCGGGATGACTTTGAATAAGCCAGACCGGTAGTTCGATGTGTTTTTGGTAATGCCGAGGACGTACAGGAAGCATGGGTAAGACCGTTGCCCGGTGGCTTGCAGCCAAGAAGGGCAATAAAGCTTAAGTTAGGTGCATAAACGGGGTGTTTGGGTGATTATTCTTTTAAGGACTGGTGATGGAACTCCAAAAAAATAATGATGGTACAATCCCCCATGTCATTGAAATAATTCGCCGTATCAACGAGGGTTCGACTCAGCCGTTTCTTTGTAAGTGTGATGATGGGAAACTGTATGTTTTGAAATCAAAACCTTCAATGCCGCCAAAGAATCTTGTTGCTGAGTTTGTTGCTGGTTGTTTGGCGAGTGATATCGGACTTCCGATACCAGACTTTAAAGTCGTGTTTGTTCCTGAAGAACTAATAGAATATGCACCTGAATTAAAACGTGAAATTTCTACCGGTCATGCGTTTGCATCACAGTACATTGACGGCGCCGTTGCCCTAACATTTATTCAGTCAAGAAACGAGGCGATCATACCCATAGAACAGCAGAAATTAATCTATGTTTTTGATAAATGGGTCTTAAATGCAGACAGAACACTTACGGATAAAGGCGGCAACGTCAATATCATTTATGATGTTGGCAACGATAAGTATTATCTAATTGACCATAATCTATCCTTTGATCAAAATGCAGAACCAGATGATTTTCTTGTTCATGTCTATGGCCCGGGTAATCGCAAGTGGCAGTATGATTTGATTGATCGCGTAGAGTACCGCCAAAAAGTTGTTGATAGTTTATGCAAAGTCCCGGAGATTTTTGGCGATGTACCAGATGACTGGGTAGTTGATGATGATTTTTTACCTTTCGTCAATGGCACCTTAGAGAAAGGCGACCGTGATGAATTTTGGAGTGCGATAGCATGACCACACCATGCCTATATAGCATTGTTAGATATGCGCCTTATGCGGAGACTGAAGAATTCGCAAACATTGGCGTAGTCATGTGCGCACCAAAAGAAAACTTCTTTGACTTTCAGATAACTAAGCGCAACGACTCTCGTGTTCGAAGCTTTTTCCATGACGATTGTATTTTCCCTGTAGCGAAAGATACTATCCAGAGAGAGTTGCAGTTTGCAAAAGCTCAGGCTAGCCAAATTGTTGGGCATCAACAACTTGCGCAGTTTTTTCGGTACTTTACCTCCAAGAAAGAGTCAATTTTCCAGTTTAGCTCCACAAGGGTGGTGCTTAGCGCTGATCCTAAGGAAGAGCTGGAACATATTTACAATAGATATGTAAACCACTCTGACTACACCAAAGAGCGCAGGGAAGATGTTTTGGCAAGAGAGATAAAGCGAAGCATCGATCGAATTGATGGGTTAAAAAACGCCTTCAAACCAGAATCTATTGATGGGTTTTATGCAAAATTCACAATGCCATTAGTTGCCAAAAAACAGAATATAATTCAGTGTGCAATCAAACCATTGGCCTTCACGCAATCCGAGCCAGGAAAAATGATGGAGCACAGTGACACATGGGTAATGAGAATAACCCGAGCGGCAGAAGAAAACTTACTGGCAACAGAAGACATTCTGTTCACTCTTGAGGTTCCCGACTCTCCAAGCTCTGGGCAGCGAAAAGTAATTGATACAATCAAGAGAACAATGGACGCGAAGAAGATTAATCACACTTCTGCTGATAATCATAATGAAACTATTAATTTCGCGAAGAAAATACTTGCCCATCCCTGATCTAGAACTAACTAACCTAATCTAAACCCGGCCACCGCGCCGGGTTTTTACTGCCCTACTCTTCCCTCAGCATCAGCACATCCAGTGCCAGCTCTACTGCCAGATCTACCTGGTCACCCTGCCACAGCACCTGAATCATCTCTATCAGCGCCTCTCTTGATGGCTCGCGCTTCTCAACCAGCAGCTGCATAACCGCTATCCCGATAACCTGCGCAATCTGCGGGTGCATCTCTGCGAAAAACTCATCCTCATTCGACATGGCGCTACCCTCTTTGGCGTTTTTTTGAGCTTACCAGCACGCTTTACAAAAATAAATAACCAATAAAAACAACCAAATAAAACCATTCCAGCCATTTAAACAACTATTGTTGTTGACTACAAAACAACTATGGTTTTAAATTAACTCATCCAAACAACACCGGCAACGCCGGGGTGAAGTCAAAACGTCCCGTTAGCCGCGATAAGGCAAAGGTGAAGAGATGATCCGCGAAGAAGACAAGCCTGCATGGCGTAATTTTTGGTTAAAGGTCGTTCCGTTTTTGGTTGCTGTTATCGCAGTTAGCTATCCGTGCTGGGGTGGCAAATGAGCAAACAAGGCATTCGTTCACTGATTTACTGCCTGCTGATCTGCGGCGTTATCTGGACAGCGTTGATTATCAAAATTCTGCACGTTACGGGGGTGTTCAATGGTTAGTCATCATTACGGGACACAGACCGTTAACCGCGGCGCCGTTCTCCCAGGGATGCTCGTTAAGCATCGGGAAAGCACCTGGACCGCATCAGCAAATAAACGCGGCCGCCTGTACCTGCATCGCGGGATTGAGCGGACTTACACAACCGACTTGCTGGTTGAAGTTTATCTGAACGGGTTGGGGCAAGGTCTCAGCCGGTAATCGAAACGAAGAATTTAACTGAGCTATCAGGCAGCCATTACGGTGCCGGGCGTTTCACAACCAAATTTCAGGGGAAACCATGAGCGAAATAATGGATTTAACCGTCATCGAAATAAAACCAGAACAGGCTCCGACCCTGTACCGGGCTGGCGGTCTTGACGCTTACCTGGAGCAGATTCGCCAGGCCGTGAACGAGGTTCCGGACCTGACCACCAAGAAAGGTCGTGACCGTGTCGCTTCTCTCGCAGCGCAGGTATCACGCAGCAAGACGGCAATCGAGAAGCCGGGGCGCGAGTACCTGAAGCGCCTTAAAGAGGCTGTGCGCCCTGCTGAGGCGGAAATTAAGCGGTTCGTTGACGCATGTGACGAGCTGCGCGATGCGACACGTAAGCCGTTGACCGAATGGGAAGCCGAGCAGGAACGCATTAAGGCCGAAGAAGCCATGAACGCACTGCATGCCGAAGCGCTGGCCATGAATGAAGAGTTCGATCGGCAGCTGGCTGCTCGGATTGAGTCTGACCACGAAATGGCTCTGCTGATGAATGACGCTTTCGATCGTGAGCAGGCAGATAAAGCGGCTGAGGCTGAGCGCCAGCGCATTGCCCATGAAGAAGAAATTAAGCGACTGGCAGCAGCTGCAGCAGCCCGCGAAGTTGAGCAGCGCGCACAGCGTGAACGTGAAGAAGCGGCGCATCGTGAAGCTGTGTTGAAAGCACAAGCTGAGCAGGCAGAGCGAGATCGCATTGCAGCCGAGCAGAAAGCTGAGGCTGACAAGCAGGCCGCTATCGAAGCGGAGCGCCGCAAAGCTCAGGAAGAAGCCGATCGCATCCGCCGCGAGGCAGAGCAACGCGAACAAGCCCGCCTGGCTGAGGAGAAGCGCAAGGCCGAAGAAGAATCGCGCCGCGCCGCTGATGTTGAACATCGCCGCGGGATAAATACAGCAGCGGTACAGGCTCTTATCGATCATGGCATCCCTTATGAATGGGCTAAGGCCTGCATCATTGCTGTGGCTCTCGGGAAAGTCCCTGCGACAACCATCAAATACTGAGGTGCTTATGAACATCAAATGTGAATGCACAGACATGCGCACATCTGTAGGCCCGCATAACACGTTAACCGTCGATCTTGAAGACGTAGTGCTATCGGGGACGGTTAACAGTCGTGAAATCCTCATGCAACTGGATTGGGACGTGGTGATCGAATGCCTGGCGGAGCATGGCTACGCCATTACTCATCGGGAGAAAGCAGCATGAGTGCGGCGGAAAAATGGAATGACGACGAATTCATTCAGCTGATGAGCGATGCGATCGGCGAACGTGATTTCGACGATGACGAACCAGTAAACCTTTCTGCGGAACGGCAGAACCCGGTGATCAGCTGGGATGAATTCGCGGGGGATTTTCAATGACGGATAAAAAAGTATACGCCGCTATCAGCGCTGTGGCCGGAGAGCTGGCAGAGAAAGGCATCAGCAAGGCCAGAAAACAGGGCAGCCAGGTCAACTACGCATTCCGTGGGATCGATGACGTTTACAACGCTCTGGCCCCTGCCCTGGTGAAGCACAAGTTACTGATCCTCCCGCGGTGTACTGAGCGGTCATGCTGTGAAAGAACCAGCAAAAATGGTGGCGCGCTGTTTTATGTAACCGTCCGGGCTGAGTTCGATTTTGTCAGCACGGAGGACGGAAGCATTCATACCGTCGTCACCTACGGCGAGGCGATGGACAGCGGCGATAAAGCAACGAACAAAGCCATGTCGATTGCGTACAAATATGCAGCTTTTCAGGCGTTCTGCATCCCTACAGAAGAGACGACTGTGGACCCTGACTATGAGGCTCACCAGGTAAGGCCAGCAGACGCAGATCAGATTCTCGCTGATTTCACTGCTTACGCAGGTTCAGAGAACGATCCTAAGGCCCTGCAGGATAACTACGGGAAAGCATGGAACAGCCTTCATGGCTTCCCTGAACATCAGACGAAGTGCAGAGACGTTACCGGCATCCGCCTGAGAGAGCTGAAACAAGCCGCAAGTGGTGGCAGCCATGAAAGTAACAGCTGAGTCAATCCTGTCCATCCTGCGCAAGGACGCGAGGAACAACATAACGGTCTTTCATCGCTGGCAGACCGCGGCTGGCGCCCTAGGGTACAACGCAGGGATAACCCTGAACTTTCATGAGCCTTATTACGCCGGGTGGGCGCCAGCGCTTGAGTTGAAGGAAGTGTTTATCTCCATGCCTGAGCTGGAAGTAGTTAAGCCATTTCTGACCGTCGAGCGCTGGGGTAACGGGACGCTTGGCGGAGAAATTTACCGTTTGCCACAGGAAGCCCAATGAATAAGCAGAGCATCACACCAGAGCAATTCCGCGCCGTAGCCGGAACCATGCCTGCCTGTCGCGCAGCGGATGCGCTGGGGATTAGCCAGGCAAACTTCTACCGCCTGGCACAGAGCTATTCCATCAGCACAGCGTTTGTCTACAAGCCCTGGAAGCCAGAAGAGAAGCAGATCGCCGCTGAACTGCGCTCTGCCGGCGAGTCGCATAAAAGCATCGCCATGAAGATGGGACGAAGCGTTGCGTCGGTATCCAGGACTTTAAGCCGCATGAGAAAGGCAGACACGAAAAGAGGTGCGAAATGAACCGCTACTCACTTATCTATGCTGATCCGGCCTGGTCTTACGGGAACACGATCAGCAACGGCGCCGCCGTCGACCACTACCCCACCATGAGCTTACTCGATATGAAGCGGCTCCCGGTGTGGGAGCTTGCCGCGGATAACGCCGTATTGGCGATGTGGTACACCGGCACCCACAACCAGGAGGCGATCGAGCTGGCCGAAGCCTGGGGCTTTACGGTGCGCACTATGAAGGGATTCACCTGGGTGAAGCTGAATCAATTGGCCGAACTGCGCATTACCAAGGCTCTGGCAGAGGGAGAGGTCGCAGACTTTTACGACTTCCTCGACCTGCTGAATGCCGAGACGCGCATGAATGGCGGCAATCATACCCGCGCCAATAGCGAAGACGTACTGATCGCCACCCGCGGCGCCGGGCTGGAACGCAAGCACGCTGGAATTAAGCAGGTGGTCTACAGCCCACTCGGCGCGCACAGCGAGAAACCGTGGGAAGTTCGGCATCGCCTGGAACTGCTCTACGGCGACGTGCCGCGGATTGAGTTATTCAGCCGCAGCGCGGCACCAGGCTGGAGCCACTGGGGAAACCAGTGCGCCTCTTCCGTTGAGCTGATCCCCGGCTGCGCCATCGACGTTGTGAAGACGGAGGCAGCATGAGCGCAGAACTCATCGATCAGGCCAACGAGCTGGCAGAGCGCCGGCTGGAAATGACCATCCAGAACATGCGCATCAACCATAACGCAGTTTCAGCTACTCACTGCCGCGACTGCGGGGAAGAGATACCCGAGCGGCGCCGGGAACTGGTGGCAGGATGTCAGCGCTGCGCTGATTGCCAAGAAGAGTTTGAAGAACGTGGCAGGCACCTGAGGTGATGTATGTGGGTAATGATGAATCTTAGACGTACTGGGCAGGTGATGTATTTCCAGTGTTACGACAGCAGGGAAACGGCTGAAATGGCGATTAAGGTTATGAACGCCGTCGCCAGCAGCTGGGAATTCTATATCAGATAAACAGTGCATCGGAGGTGATATGGCGTCTGATAGACCGATTACAGCACAGCAGGCCGCCGATTTGCTCATCGTGTCTGCGCGGGTGATCTACCGCCTGATTGAGTCTGGGGAGCTCGCCGGCCGCAAGGTCGGCAACAAGTACAGAACGACCGAGGCTGCGTGTATTGCATATTTGAAAACCCCGCGCGATCCTGTCATCGCGAACGCGGGTGAACATAAAGGAGAAGTTTTATGTCAATCACCCTCAGGGGCGGCGTGTGGCACTGTCATTTCTTTACGCCGTCAGGAAAAAGAGTTAGGCGATCTCTTGGTACGGGGGACAAAAAGCAGGCTCAGGAGCTCCACGACAAGCTGAAGGCGGAAGCGTGGCGGGTTGACCAGATCGGCGACCTGCCCGTAAGAACCTTCGAAGAGTGCTGCATCCGGTGGCTGCGGGAAAAGGACCATAAGCGTTCGCTGGATGATGACAAAACCAAAATTGAGTTTTGGCTGCAGCATTTTCCCGGCCGTGATGTCTCGAAGATAACGGCGGAGGAAGTTCATGAAGCCGTTAACGGGATGATCAACCGTAAACACCTGCAGGTGTGGGAGAGTAAGCGTGATGCCGCGCTGAGGAAGGGTAAGCCGGTTCCGGAGTACAAACCACGGCAGGTTTCGCAGGCGACGAAGGCGCAACACCTTTCCTTCATTCGTTCCCTTCTCAGGGCCGCGGCGAATGACTGGGGCTGGATAAAAACAGCTCCTGTTATCAAAACCCGCAAGCCGATCAGTAAGCGGATACGGTGGCTGACCAGAGAAGAAGCTGAGCGTTTGATCGAGTGCATGCCGGAGAGCATTAAGCCAGTGGTGATATTTGCACTGGCAACCGGCCTGCGCCGCTCAAACATCATCGGGCTTGAGTGGCAGCAGGTCGATATGCAGAGAAAGGTTGCATGGGTAAATCCGGAGAACGCAAAAGCGGGCAAGGCGATTGGCGTAGCTCTGAATGATACCGCATGCAGGGTATTAAGGGATCAGATAGGGAAGCACTCCCGGTGGGTGTTCGTTCACACCACGGCAAAGCATCGCCCTGATGGGACACTGACGCCTGCGGTTAGAAAAATGCGGGTGGATGACAATAACGCCTGGCGCGCCGGGTTGAAAAAAGCGGGTATCGAGGATTTCCGTTTTCACGACCTCCGGCACACCTGGGCGAGTTGGCTGATCCAGTCCGGCGTCCCGCTTTCTGTTTTACAGGAAATGGGAGGATGGGAGAGCATCGAGATGGTACGTCGTTATGCTCACCTGGCACCGAACCACCTGACCGAACACGCACGGAAAATTGACGCCATTTTTGGCGCTAGCGACACAAATACGACACAAGGAGGAAATCAGGCTGGTTTAAAACTGGCGTAAGTATCTGATTCTTAATGGTACGCCCTACAGGGTTCGAACCTGTGACCTACGGCTTAGAAGGCCGTTGCTCTATCCAGCTGAGCTAAGGGCGCCCTGAGAAGCGAGTGCTTCGCGGAGTGAAACGCGTGGAATTATACGGTCCACGTCGGTTGAGTCAATCCATTTTGCCAGGAAACTGCGGGGCTTATACGACGCTGGCGAAATATCCTCCACCAACTGTACAAGAAGCATACCGCCGGGCCTAATGCGCGCGTAAATCGACTCAGTGGCCAGGCGCAACGCACTTATAACCATGTAATAACTATGGCCATAACAGGCTAAATTAGCCTCAGACAGGATAAAACAGCAAACGAGGACTGACAGCGAGGCCCGCTTCTGACAAAATATCCTCATCCCCCTTTCGTAAAGATACAGATGGAATCCTCTCTCTGATGGCAGCAAAAATTATTGACGGTAAAACGATTGCGCAGCAGGTACGCTCTGAGGTTGCGGAAAAAGTGAAGGCTCGCGTTGCGGCCGGAAAACGCGCCCCTGGGCTGGCCGTCGTGCTGGTCGGCAGCAACCCGGCCTCGCAGATTTATGTCGGCAGCAAGCGCAAAGCATGTGAAGAAGTGGGCTTCGTCTCCCGCTCTTACGATCTCCCGGAAACCACCAGCGAAGCCGAGCTGCTGGAGCTTATCGACACTCTGAATGCCGATAAGACCATCGACGGTATTCTGGTTCAGCTGCCCCTGCCGGCAGGGATCGATAACGTCAAAGTTCTCGAGCGCATCGCGCCGGATAAAGACGTCGACGGCTTCCATCCTTACAACGTTGGCCGCCTGTGCCAGCGCGCGCCGCGCCTGCGTCCGTGCACTCCGCGCGGTATCGTGACCTTGCTGGAACGCTACAATATCGACACCTACGGCCTCAATGCGGTGGTCATTGGCGCCTCCAATATCGTCGGTCGCCCGATGAGCATGGAGCTGCTGCTGGCCGGCTGCACCACCACCGTCACCCACCGCTTTACAAAAAACCTGCGCCATCATGTCGAAAACGCCGACCTGCTGATCGTCGCGGTGGGCAAACCGGGCTTTATTCCTGGCGAGTGGATTAAAGAAGGGGCGATTGTGGTCGATGTCGGCATCAACCGTCTGGAAAGCGGCAAAGTGGTCGGCGACGTGGTGTATGAAGATGCCGCCGAACGCGCGTCCTACATCACCCCGGTTCCCGGCGGCGTTGGCCCGATGACCGTCGCCACCCTGATCCAGAACACGCTGCAGGCGTGCGAAGAGTATCACGACGTTGAGGAGGCCTGA